TTATATCTCATTAAGTATGTTCTCAATTTTGTCATCTTGTTGAGCCTTATATTCTTCTAACATGTAAGCATATGCTTTGGCTGTTATAGTCATATTTGAGTGTCCTAAACGCTTAGAAATAGCATATAGATCAATTCCTTTAAAAAGAAGCATAGCCACATGTGTGTGTCTTAGACTATGAAAATGGAAACCACTTCGATTAATATTGCATTCTTTTAAGTGGATGCGCAAAACTTTATTTATGCCAGCGGGTGATGGAAGCTTACCATTTTTGTCTGCAAAGATAAATTTTTGATTATTAGTGTTAAGCTGTTGCAATAAATTTAGCAAACTATTATTGACTCTAATCGTTCTAACAGAAGAAGGGGTTTTAGGTTCTTTAAGCTTGTTATTGATATAATCGTAAGTCTTAGTGATTGAAATGGTATTTCTTTTAAAATTAATATCTGTCCATTCAAGAGCCATGATTTCGCCAATTCGCATTCCAGTATAAAGTGCAGTTATTATCATGTAGCGACTCGTAAAACGTGGATTAATTTTATTTTTTAAATTTGCAAGTAATGCAACAACTTCTTTATTAGTTAAATAATCAACCGTTCTAGTTTTGTCTTTATCCCAAATCAAATTAATTCGTTTAGTAAAATCAGTGGTAATAATCTTATCAGCAATTGCGTCATTCACGCAAGCGCTAATTGTACTATGATTTTTTTGTACTGTTATTTTAGCGTGTTTGCTACCATATTCGTTAATAAATTTTTGATATTGAGATCGACTAATTTTACTTAGTTTTTGATTTTTAAAATATTCTTTTAGGTGCTTGTAAATTTGGTAATATCTATCAACAGAAGTAGTTGTCTTACCGGGGATGCGATAAGTTTGGGCCCAATCTAAAAAGTATTCAATAAAAATAGGGTCATAATTTGTTATTTGATTTTTATCTTTAGCAACTTCGAATTCATTAGCCCACTTTTTAGCTTGAGTCTTAGTAGCAAAGCCACTTTTGGTTTTATACTTCCTAGTATTGTCTGTGTCATACCACGACACTTGTGCCTGCCAACTGTTGCCGCGTTTTTTGAAATATGCCATATTTATTTTCCTTTTAAAATTTGCTAAAATAGGGTAGACAAAAAGCTTTGGCTAATTGTCTACAATGTGAAGCCTTTAAGAATAGTTTTCCAGACGAGTTCTTAAAGGCTTTTTGTTATATTTTGATAAAATTGTATTTATTTTCTGAAAATTCTAGATTAACTTTTGGACTTGAAAAGAAAAGTTCTTCTTTTTTACCTCTGTTTTTATTGTTAGCAGTATAGTTTAATGAATATAAATATTTTTGTTGAACAGTATTATAAAAATCTAGAATAGGTTTGGCATTATCATAGGTTAATATCCATTTATAATCAGATAATTCAATTATGTTTTTGGCCAATTTTTCATGTCCATGATGATCTAGAGATGAAAAATATAAATTTTTACCTTGATAATAGTAAGGTGGATCAAAAAATATAAAAGAATTATCCTTATCGGTTGATCTTCTAATTTCTTTAATTAATTCAATTGCGTCAATATTAGTTAAATTAATTCGATTTTTATTTGATGAAATAAACTTGATTTTTTTGACTAGAGCATCGATGTTGAGTCGATCATATAATTTGGTGTTGCTTGTTTGATGATAACCACCAATAGGGCCACCACTTATAATTCCACTTCGATTGGTTCTATTTAAAAATAAAGTGGCAAATGCACCATCGAATGAAACTGGGTTGTTTTTTTCTTTAAGATATATTTCTTTTTGCTTTCTCCAAAAGTTTATCAATAATTCAGTGTCATCTATTCTATTCTTGTATGAAAACGGTAATTCAATTAGCTTTGAAATTAAAAGCTTAGGTGAATTTAATATATGATACCAAACAGAGTAAATAGATGGGTCAAAATCATTAATCCAAATATTATCTACTACATTGTTTTTGATAAGTTTTAATGGAATTCCAGCGCCGCCAGCAAAAGGTTCTATGTATGTTTTAACGGGGTGATTCAGTTGGATTAAGCTAAAAACAAAATCATAAAATTGTGTTTTCCCACCTGGATATCTAAAAGGTGATTCTATTTTAGGCATAATTATCGCCTCCTCAATGAGAAGTATAATGTAAATAGGTGACTTTGGCCAGACTTATCTATAGATTATTACTTTTGATCATTTTGCTTGCATTATTTATTTTATTTATAAATTCTTTCATAAAATCAACAAGTTCGTTTTGAACTTCTGTTTGATTATAATAGTCAGTTAATATATCTGTTTCTTTTGAAAAATCAAAAATTTCTGTTTGTAATTTTTTCTTTAAATTGCTTTCAAAAAATGATTTGTCTATATTCTTTGATTTTGTTTCAAATTTGTTCTGTATTTGGTCTGTGGTATACATGGTATGTATTTTGCTGTTCTTATCCAAATCTCTCCAAAATTTATAATGTTTAGAAGGATTATTTGCATATTCTCGTATAATATTAAATAAAAATAATTCTGGTGGAAAAACTGTAGGCAAAGAAATAGCATTAAATAAATCATTTTCTCTAGGTGCAATCTCTTTTAAATATTTCTCATCCATGTATGCTCTTTTTATATCAAGATTACCTTCAAGATGACCATCACCATCTAGCAACAAAACTACTTGCTTAAAATATGCATCGTTGACTTGTAATTGTCGTAGTTGTTCTTTACCTAAGTGGAGTGCTATAGGCTTGAAATTTGGTAAATTGGGATATTTAGTATTGTCAATATTATTAATAATAAAGAGATCTTTATATGCTTTTATAAGCAAATTTAATGTAGCTACAGTTTGATCATCTTCTGCATATACTTTAACCATAGGTATACTAGACCTTGTTTCATCATATAAATTTGCCTTTAAAGAAGTATAGTCTTTAAAGTATGTTGGAGCAGGAATATTTCTATCCTTAAAATACACAAGTTGATAATCTGAAGGATTACTAGATTGTAATCTCAAAATTTCATTTAAAACGACTAATGAATGAGAAGTTAAAATAATTTGTAAATTTAATTCTTTACTTAAATTATCTAAAAGACCGATTAAATTAATTATGGCACCTGGATGTAAAGAGGCGTCTACTTCATCTATACATAAAACTCCTCCAGTATAGTTTTTGTTAGTAATTTTTAAATTATAAAAATCTAAAAGGCAAGAAATAATAGAACTTAAATTGTCTTCGCCTACAGAAATAGTTTCATTAGTAGTTCCAATTATATCCATTTTTATATGCACTTTTTTGGTAACTGCTTTTGTAACTAAGGACATTTGATCTGTCTTAAAGTCAATTGAGCCAGGTAAAACCATGTTATAAAATTCTGCATATTTTTCGTATAATTTGTTTTTATAAATGTTTGAATTTCTATATATAATGTGATACTCATTATGTTTCGATAATTCATGCTCCCCTAATGGATATAATCTTGAAAGACTTAAATAAATAGTAGGAATGGGGGCACGTGATGAATCACCAATATTTAATTTTTCTTTTAATACTTGAGCAGCTTTTTTATTTGATAAGTTACTACCTTCAGGTGAACAAGTACGTGGTAAAGGACGAATACCTCTATTCGTTTTTGTATCATCCCTAAAACTTATTCTTTTGGCAAAAGAAACTTTTGCTGTAGAGAAGGTAATTGAAAGCTTGTAGTCTTTAAATTTTTCTGTTGGAGATATTTTGAAATATTCATTAAATTCTGGCTGAAATTGTGCACCATTCAATCGTTTAGCTTTTGTTCCAGTTGTGGAAGCAATAAGTGATAATAAGCTTGATTTACCAACACCGTTGACCCCTGATAAGACAGTGATTCTAGAGCCCAATCTAAAATTAAATTTTTTAAATTTTCTAAAATTTTCAACATAAAAATTATCGATCTTCATCATTATATCTCCATATCTCCAAAATATCTTCTTCCGCTTAGTGTCACTTGCGTTATGGACGTAAAATTAATCGGTTTAAATTTATACTACTATTTTAAGCGTGTTGTTATATTAGCCTTCAAGATTCAAATTCGACCCGAGTCTTGAATGTTTTTTTCTTTTTAAAACAATAAATCGTTGTGTTTTCTAAATAATTCAACCATAGAATCATACATGCGTACCGGTATACCGTAGGCACGCATAAATTCACTTGGTTCATTAAAGCAATCATATTGTCGTGTGGCGTAGTCAAAGATTAGGTTCAGTGAATACAAGTCAGCATGATGCTCTTTAGATGTTAAAGCATTACCACAATAATAAGAAAGACCAACGTCTCCATCCATTAGATGTCCTATTTCATGGCCAATAATGAAAGGTAATTCAGATTTATTTTTCCAATTAGTGTTAATAATAATTAAATTTCTAGTTTTATCAGCAAGGGGGCGATACTCTTCATCTTTAGAAATTTGAGCAACGCCAAATCCTTGTGAAAAAGCGAAGTCAAACAAAAATTGCATTAAGTCAGTCAAAAAATCACCGCTTCCTACCGTGTTCAATATCAGAATCCATCAAATTTTTTATAATATCTAGATAATCATCTGGAATAGGGCGACCGCGATAAGATAATAATTCGTCGTTTTCTATGTCTACTGCGTGATGATCTTTAGAAACAGGTGAGGAATCGTCAGTGTTGCCCAAAAGGTAATCGGTGGAAACATCGAAATACTTAGCGACTTTCGATATTTTGTCTATTGAAGGGTTGGACGATTTCCATGTTGAAATTATTCCATTAGAAAATTGTAAAGACCTTTCAAGCTCCGCAAGGCTAATTTTATGCTGACTTGCTAACTCATAAATTCTACTATATATGGTAGAGACGGTGGCTTTGTTTTTACGTTCCATATTAATCTCCGAAAATATTTTGTGTTTTATTATTGACTTCGAAAATAATCGGTGTTAATATTTAAGTGTGCTTAGGGAAGCATGAAAGCATTCAAAAAATCAATACCGAAAACGGCTATTAGAGCCTTATTTGTTACGCTTTAATAATAGAATATTTTCGGTACCGTGTCAATGAAGAATGTATATTTTCTTAGAAAATTTTAGATTTTTTAGAAGAGAGGCGAAAATATGTCGTTATATACAGCAGTTAAAACTGTTGCTAATCGAAATGATAAGTCGATTTATCAAATAGAAAAAGACTTACGTCTATCAAATGGCTCGATTAGTAAATGGAATAAAAGTGTTCCAAGAGCAGACTCATTGCAAGAAGTTGCAGATTATCTTGGAGTAACTACACAGTATTTATTTAGCTTAGCTAGAAAGGATAAAGTCAATGAATGATTTAAAAGTTATTGGGAAAGAACATATCGGAAAAATTGAGTTTACTGGAATTGAAGGTGGATTTGGCAAGAACAAAAAGGCAATGCTTGTTAAAGACATTGCAAAAATACACGATAGTACTACTAAGCGTATCAATGAATTGATTAATCGAAATATTGGTCGTTTTAAAAATAATATTGACGTTATTGATCTTTTGACGAGCAACAAATTTAAGGTCGTTTTGAACGACCTTAAATTTTCAGCAAAAACAATTAGCAATTCAAAGAATGTTTATCTTTTATCCGAACGTGGTTATGCTAAATTGCTGAAAATCTTAGATGATGACAAAGCATGGGACATATACGATGAGTTGGTAGATAACTACTTCAATATGAGAAAAACAATTAAAAATGATGTATCAATGTTTGATGAACTAAGCCCGGACTTGCAAATGTTCAAAAAGATTTTTGATAATGCTGCTGAACAACAATTGGCAATCAAAAAGGTTGACCATAAGCTAGACAATATTACTGAGATTGTTAGCTTGAGTACGACCGGCTGGCGTAAAACAGCGCAGAGCCTTATTCATAAAATGGCTAAAACAGAAGGTGGATTTGGAGCATATCAGCAGATCCAATCAGATATTTATAAAGAAACTGATGAGCGAGCTGGTTCAAGTCTAAAGACGCGATTGACCAACAAGCGTAAAACTATGGCACTAAATGGAGCAAGTAAATCAGCTATTGAAAAAGTCAACAGATTAGATGTACTTGCTGACGATAAACGGCTGCTACAAATTTATATGGGCGTAGTTAAGGACTTCGCCATTAAATACAAAGTTTGGGAAAAGGAATATTAATTTAGGAGTTCAAATATGAAGTATACAAAAGAAGAATTTGATAAGCACGATAAAGAAATGATGAATGATGTTGCTGAACTTGAGCAATTAGTTGAGTGGGCACAGCAAGACAATACTGCATTTACTGAAATAGATGGCGTTAAGTATGGTTCAGCTCATCTATGGCGTGAGGTTGCAGAAAAGGCATTAGATTTAGCAAATCAGCAAGAATGGTTTGATCGTTATGAAGCTAAAGAGGTGTAGTTATGGGAAAAGACAGCACTAAAAAAGAGCAATCAAATGATTACTCGAAAATTTTAAAACAAAATACAAAAAGTTATGGCGTTATCTTTTATGCTCATGATAGAGACAACAGCAAAGTACCTTTAGCCACAATGTCATTGGAGCCAAATGAACTAAAACGGGCAACTTTGATTGATGAAAAATATTCAAGAATTTTAACAGGAATAGCTAAGGAATGTGGTCTGTCACAAAAGATTTATGTGTGGATTGATGGAACCGAATTCAAAATTAAGAAGCCAGAAGAGCTTAATCTAGAACGATTAAAAAATATTATTAATGATTCAAAAAATGATATTGCTCAGTGAGAACAATATCAGTCATAACTACTTAATATTTTCTAAGTAATTGTATCCAGACATAGTTACATTATCAACTATAAAGTCGAGCATACCAAAGCCTAATGTTGGTGCCGGCTTACCTTCAATATAGCCTCTATCTAAAAGCATAGATAATGCGCTTGAAATAGTCTCTCTATCATATTTTCTAAGCGTATCTGTTTCAACAATAGCGTTTAGATGTAGTGGTCTATTATTTTGAAGGTTTTGCTCAAGATAGAGCAAAACGTCACGAATGCAGTCTTGATCAAGTTTCATATAATCACCTCCTTAGTTGAGATGACTTAATTATATCAAGAAAGGAAGAAAACTAATGGAAACGAAAGATGTCATTGAATTGCTAATTCCAACTACTACGCTAATTACCGCTATGGATGCAATCATGAAGGAGCGTGGTTACGTTCCAGCTGAGTCACTGGTGGGCAAAACCATCAAGACGAAAGAATTTAGCGAAAATTATTGCGGAAATAGAGCACCTGAGTGGATACGGACGTTTGTTTTTGACGCATATCCTGAAGTGGACGTTAAAAATGGCGGTTGGGTAGTCCATCCTCGACGCACTAAGAATGGAAAGACAACAATTATTTTTGAGAATAGGGGAGCCAAATGGATGGAAGAACACCAATTAGAAATAGACTGGGATGCAAAATTACCATGATTGAAAGGATATTGAAAAAATGGGCAAACTTTTTAAGCACCTACACAGACATCGAACTGCACACCAGAAAGTCACTGACAATCTCATTATTACTAGTCATTGTTGGGCTGGTATTAACGATTTGTCTACTATCGCAACCGGAGTTGATTCCCGGAACATAAAAAGAGTCCGACGGCAATCGGGCTCAAATCTAAAAAAATAACAACTAAGGAGATTATAACACAAATGAAACTTTTTGAAATTAATGATGCGATTAAGCAGATTATGGATAGAGATGACCTTGACCCTGTAGCAATGAAAGACACGCTTGACTCACTTGAATTAGCACGTGATGAAAAGCTAGATAGCTTAGCAGCTGTTATTGAAAAGTGCTGTGCTGAAGATGATTTCTTAACGCAAAAGATTAGAAAGCTGACCGATCAGAAGCATTTTAATGAAAATCGTATTAACAACTTGCAAGAGTATATGACCAGTATCTTAGACGAAGCCAAAATAAAGAAGCTGCAAACTAAGAATCATATCTTAAAGCCACGCAATTATCGGGATAAGACAATTGTTTCAGATGGTAATTTATTACCGCAGGAATACAAGATTAAAGAAGAAGTCATCAAGATTGACCGAAAGAAGATTTATCAGGACTTGAAAGACGGTAAAGAAGTTGCAGGAGCACACTTGAAGCCTAACCGTAAGACAGTAATTAGCTAAGGGGGAGTAGCACAATGACGGAAGATAAAAAGAGTGTCTTTGCTACCTTATCGGAAATTGACGTTAGTCCTTATTTGGATAAAAAGGGCAGGCTAGATTATCTTAGCTGGGCGAATGCATGGAAACTTGTTAAGCGAGCATATCCAGATGCAAATTACAAAATTACAGAATTTCCTGAGTATGTCTTAACTAAAGATGGTTGGGTAGCAACAGGTAGGGATGTTGATTATCGGCAAACTGCTGCTGGATATGAAGTTGAAGCAGTAGTGACCATTGAGGGACAAGATTACAGTTCAAAATTGTTTGTCATGGATTACCGCAACAAAGCTTTATCTAAAGCAACTTATTTTGACATTAATAAGACGCAACAACGAGCTTTGGTAAAGGCTTTAGCAATTGCTGGCTTAGGCTTAAGTGTCTATGCAGGGGAGGATTTACCTGAGGAGAAGAGCAATGAGCAAGCATCTAAATCACGGCAAGCAACATCAACTAGAAAACAGCCAGCAAAGCCACAATTTACTGACCAACAATTATTGGATTATGAAATTACTGACAAAAAGGGCACTGTCAAACTAGTTCAAGTGGTAGCAGAAGCTATTAATGGTAACCCCGATAGTGCAGCAACGATTAAAAGTTTAGGTGGCGAAAGTCACGAAGCTTATAAGCAAATTTACGCTAGGAAGCTATATAAGAGTTGGTTAGACACGCAACAGGTAGGGGAGTAATCAAATGAAAGCAAAATGGTTATACAGCAAACACCCGATTGTCATTGATACTGACCTCGCAGTTGCACTAGGGTCAAATGGCGATAGAGAAGCAATGGTTTTGCAACAATTAAATTATTGGCTGCATTCAAACATAGCTAAAAAAATTGATAGCAGAATGTGGATTTACAACTCGTTTGAAAATTGGCAAAAAGATAACTTTCCATGGTTATCGGTTCGAACTGTTAGAAGAATTTTTAACAATCTAGAGGAAAAAGGGATTGTTTTAACTGGAAATTTTAATAAAGCAGGATTTGATAAGACCAAATGGTACTCGATTGATGAAGATGCACTGAATGACTTAATGAGCAATGCATGTGGACAAAATGGCCGCTCGATAGTGACAAAATGTCCACATGGAGATGGACAGAATGACCACACCAATACCAGAGACTACACAGAGACTACTACAGATAAAGATATATATAGTTCCGCCAAGGCAGAACCAGCTATCTACAAAGAAGTGATTGACTATCTTAACGAGAAGGCAGGCACTAAGTACAAGTCATCATCTGCGTTCAGCAAGCGATTGATAGATGCACGGGTCAAAGAAGGGTACTCATTAGAAGATTTCAAAATGGTCATCCAAAACAAGTGCGCAACTTGGCTACACGATTCTAAGATGAATAAGTATCTCCGACCTCAAACGCTGTTTGGGACTAAGTTTGAGGGGTATCTCAACGAAAAAACGCCGAATGTACCCCAACACGCTGATTTTGCTCCAGATGCATTTACTAACGGTGAGATTGAGGGCGTTAATGAGGATGAATTACCGTTCTAGGAGGATAAAATGACAGGAATTACACAGGAAACTATCAGGATGATTGAGCATCGCCTCCGTAAGTCGGATAAGACGTGCCCTAAGCATCCCGAAAGCCACTTAGTCTATCTAAGCGGAATTGACAAAGTAACACCATTCTGTGAAGTTTGCCAGCATGAGCAAATCCAAGAACAGGATAGACGGATGCATGAGAACTTGCGAATACAGCAAAACAAGGGCTTTTTAAAGAGGGCGTCATTAGTTGACCGTAGAGATGTGTTCAGCTGCACTTTTGATGATTTTAAAGCACAAAACAATTCTACCGAGGCAGTAGCAAAGCAGAGTGCTCGACTAATTGCAGGAGCATATCTTAAATATCCTGACAAAAAGGGGAATAGCTTGTTTTATGGCAATGCTGGAGCTGGAAAGACTCATTTAGCTATGGCTATTTTAAACGCCGTTAATGACAACGCAGAGCCAATGCAGAAGTGTCTATTTCTAAGTGTCAATAAATTAATCCGAGAGATGAAAAACTGGTTTAACGACAAAGCCTGCATTTGGTCACCTAAGCATGTGACTGATGTAGTTAAAGCAGCCGATTTGGTAGTTTTAGATGATTTGGGCGCTGAGAGTGCCAATAGTGAAGCTACCAGTTTTGTGCAAGACACTATCTTCGATATTTATGAAAGCAATCAGCGCATTATTACGACCACCAACTTGAGCATGGATGAACTCTACCGAACATACCACGCTAGATTGGTTAGCAGAATGCAGGAAGGAGACAAGGGTCATGTCATTGATTTTACGAGAATCGCTGACAAGCGCTCAAGGCTATAAGTGGGCGTCTGACTGGGACAGCATCTACTCAAAAATATGGCACGAGAGGGCAGAACGACAATACGAATACGACTGTGAGCATGGTATTGGCGCTTTTCAAAGAAAAGAACAAGAAGAACTACAAAAGGCACATCAGTTTTTTGTGGATTTTGAAAAGAAGTATATGGGGGATTAACAATGGTTAACGAAGTAACATTAACGGGCTTTATGGCAAGTGATGCAGAAAAGATGTTTGAAGATGGTTGTTGGACTTACACTCGCATGTCTGTTCGATGCGATGAAGTAGTAGCCGAGTGCATTACAACGAATTTAAGAGTCAGCGATTTACTGCTAACTATCCAGCGTGGCGACCCGATCACTGTAAAAGGCAGTCTAACTAACGACTATCGTGTGCAGGTAAATTGGGTTAGTAGTCCCAAATTTAAATATCGGCGAGTACCCGACAATGTGCAAGATATTGATGATGTCTGGTGGGATTAACAATGAAAAAAATAAGATGTGAATTGTGCGACAGAGAATTAAGTGAGAATGACGATGTTTGGGTTATGAAAGGCGCCGTTTTTGATGAAACAACATGTTTTTGTTCTTACTCGTGCGTTGAAGGCTATTTAGTCGAAGGTTTTTTAACTTTAAATGATGTAGATGTAATGAAAGTGCATGACTTAAAGGAGGACTAGCAATGACACACGTTAAAAAACTATATCGCAAAAACAACGACGGAAAGTACGTGTTTCGAGGGCACGTGCCGGATAACTACCCGCTTGATGAAAACGAAAAATTCGAAGATACGGAGGTAAATAAAAATGGAAAATAAAAAAACGACACAATCCGATAAAATTGGTACGTTTAAGATAGATGAAAACGGAAAATTGGTTTGGGAAGATGCTACTTATGGACGTACAGTTTTTACAGCCGAACAGGTTGAAGCAATCAAATTTTTAATTAATTTTGTATAACGATTTGAGTTAGTTTTTTACCAAAAGTTGTGAATTCTATAAGCCCCTTTTTAATAATTGGAGTTGAGCTTGGATTTAAGGATTTGACCCAATTACTCCAGCTTAAAAATTCATTTGATTTTTTAGCAGAATCGTAGAATGACTCATTTATATCAGCTGTCAAATATGTTTCATCATCTTGAGTAATAATTCCTAACGACACAAAATTATTTAAACTTAGTTCATTTTGAAACCAACAAGCTGTTGAATAATTTGGAGCAATAAAATGATCTCCTTCTGTATTGCCTGCACCACGGCTATCTATCTGGTTAAAAAATATAACAGTAGGTATGCTATTCAAATTATTAGTAGAAATTTGCATAAGAAACTTAGCATCTTCTGGACCGAATAGTGATAAAACATTTGAAAATCTAGGTGATAATCCTTGATTATTCCTTTTGTCTATAGAAGCAGCAATAAGTTTAGCAAACATTTCTCTTAGGTTATCATCACTTATTTGATATTTAGAATCCTCTATGGTTTTCATAGCTAAGTTTAGTTTAGAAAAATTCCTATTTTCTTCAGGAATTTTATTTACATTATCAATAATTGACTGCTTAAATTTTCTTATATATGCATTAGCCCATGTTGTGCCTAAGTTTATTGGCGATAATAATAATTCTGAAATACCACCTAAGGTGTCACCAATATTTTTAGCAATAGGGTTCATCAATCGTTCTTGAGTATTTTGAGGTAAAAAATTAAGTGGATTTTCTGGGTCCATAAAAAATCTCCTTTTAAAAAATCAATTCAATACTAAATATATGTACTATTATACACGAAGGTACAAGATGTTGTGGAATAAAATACAAATTGTTTTAAATAAAAAGCATTGGTCTTTAGCAAAATTAGCCAGGGAATCTAATGTAAATTATGAAACATTGAAAAAATATAAATTTGCTGGGCAGGAACCTGGCTTTAGTAAAGTATGTAAAATTGCTGATGCGTTAGGTATCAGCTTAGACGAATTGAGGTAATCAATGGAATTAAATAATGATTGGCAAAGTAAATTTGAAAAAAGGGCAAGTAATACGAAAGCTTGGGGCGTATTTTTAGTGGTTGCTGTAATTGCTTATTTCATATGGCAAAGTAAAATAGCGTTGTTTGCCCCACTATGCTCAGCGTTTTTCTTTATCGAAAATATAGTAGTTGCTTACTATTCTTATAGAAAAAAGGAGAGCCAAAATGATTAATAGAACGGTATTAACTGGTCGCTTAACACGTGACCCCGAATTACGTACTACTGGGAGTGGAATCTCGGTTGCTACGTTTACTCTTGCTGTTGATCGTCAGTATACTAACGCTCAAGGTGAAAGAGAAGCTGATTTTATCAGTTGTGTCATTTGGCGCAAGGCTGCAGAAAACTTCTGTAACTTTACGTCAAAAGGGTCACTTGTTGGTATTGATGGCCGAATTCAAACTAGATCATACGATGACCAAAACGGACAGAAGGTGTATGTGACTGAAGTAGTCGTTGATAGCTTTTCATTGTTGGAGTCGAAAAAGGATAGGCAGAATAGCGCAAATACGGGGAATGACGGCGGTTATAGTAGCAGTGGTGGCAATACAGGTAACAGCAATAATAGTGCTCCGCAAGACCCATTTAGCGGTTCAGGCGACACAATCGATATTAGTGACGATGATTTGCCATTCTAGGAGGAAACTATGGAGCGTTATTTGAAGTTTATTGTCCCTGGGGAACCTAAAAGTAAAGCAAGACCACGATTTTCTAGGCAAAATGGTCATGTAATCACCTACACTCCAGATGATACTCATGATTATGAAAATCAAGTCAGGTACAGTGCTCAGGCAGCTAGGCAAAAACACAACATAAATAAGCCAATATCGCAGGATATGGCTATTTCAATCAAAGTGTATTTTGGAATACCGACTTCTTATTCAAAAAAGCGCAGGGCAAGGTGCTTAAGCGGGGAAGAGAGACCAACTAAAAAGCCTGATAGCGACAATATAGCGAAGATTGTGCTAGATGGGCTTAATCCCAAGATGAAAGTTAATCACGCATTGCACAAGGCTGTGTGCATAAGCGAAGGGCTATATAGAGACGATAAGCAAGTAGTCGATTTGACCGTTGAAAAATGGTACGGAGAAAAGCCACAAGTAGAAGTGACAGCCTTGTGGCATGAAGAATGAGGAAGGTGATTAGTGATGAGCAGTACTATACCATATAACTTGTTACACTATCTTGAAGATAAATATAAAAATAAGGGCTATATTCCTGAAAATGACGAAATGTTAATAAAGCTACGTAACAAACTTGAAGGACTTGAGAACCGAACAAAAATCGATAGATACCGTGACAATGTTGCAAGACTGTTGGACGAAGGATACGGCATAAGGAGTATTGCTGAAGCAATGGATACTTCAGACGATGTGATTTTAAAGGTTATTCGTGAAAATAAGCTTGTTGCTCATCCACAATTTAAGTATTTAGCGATAAGCGAAGTAACTTATGCCAAAATCTACAGTACAACTTACACTGGCTACAGTTATATGGTCAATTGTCCATCTTTTATTGGTACAAAGATAAATTTATCCCATGCAGGGTATGAACTGATTAAGAATAAAAATAAGTATAATTGGCAAGACATTGATTTGGGTGATTTGTATATTGTTAACGGTAAGATAAATAAAAAATAAGTTGGTTAGGATGATGATTGGAGTTGAACAATTAGTTTTGTTTAAAAAAGCGAAGTTAGATAAAGCCAAAACAGCACAGGCAGTTAAGGATTTTTTTACAGAAGACTTTGGTCATTATCTTAATCTGGCCAACAAACATTTGAGTGATATATCTAGTCCAACACTTGACCCTAACAATGTTGGCGGACATGATGGGCTTAATCATCAAGACGAGCGAATGACAGCTAATCTTGATGCTCAAGCTTGCGTGCTGGCAGTAGATCATACTATCAGTAGTTGCAGCCACATTAGTGGGACTATCCTTTATCTGTATTTTATTAAACACTGGTCTAATGACCGAATTAGGTCTAAGTTGGGATATCAAAGTACCAGATTTAATGAGGTAAAGAATGATGCATGTGTTGAATTCGCTGAACGCTTTGATTTCTGGCGAAAAGAAGATGGTTCATCAATTGAAGATTTACAAGTTTTTGAGAGTTTAGAAACAGCTGAGGGAATTTCAAAAAGCGGTCATTAAACGACATAAGAGCGGTCAAAGAGCGACAGTCAAGCGGTCATAATCTATTGTATTATGGTATTGTCGAAAGATTAGGGAATTGTCTTTCGATGATACTTTATCTATAAATATCTATAAATTTTTCCTCATTGATGGTACCTCCTTAAATGCAAAGACAAAGCAAAGAGCTGCGGTAATGGTTGTAAGTAGGTTCGATTCTTGCTGCCGCAATAGCGATACGTAACTCCCTACTGCGCACGAGGATAGTAAGAACAATACATATACCAATTAAAATCATTATATAATTATTTAAATAACACATAATATGCTACAATATAAATATAGTTCTATAGAAATAGAGGTATATGTATTGAAAAAATAAATAGATTATTGGTACTAGTTACTATGATGTTAACTATTTCTTTGTTATCTTTAAGTGGCAACAAGATTGAAGCAGCAAAAAGTAGTGTGAAAGTAAGTGTTAAGTCGAACACCAAATCCATGGGACCGGTGAAAAATACTAATTCAGCAGAAACGTTTTCTACAATGACTGGTCCGGCAGGAATTTCAAAAGTTACTCATGTCAGTAGAAATCAATTTTATGTATACATTAAAATGACTAATCCGATATTCTCTTTTTATACATTAAATTTGAAATTAAGAGTACATTATTATAATGGTAAGACAAGAAATGTAAAAGTGGCACATGGAGATAATGAGGTTATAGGTAAAGCTTGGACTAAAAATGTCTATATTCCAAAAGTAGGTAATCATGGATATGTTGAACTTGTTGGAAATGCTATTTCTGATGGAACTTTAGTTGTATCAAAATGTATGAAACCTAGGGCGGCTTTTTAATTATGAACACAAAAAAACAAGAAAATTTGATTATTTATTTTAAGTATCTCAGTGAAAAAAGAAAAATAGAATATCATTTGGAAAAATCAATTGATAATAGCATATATTTTTGGGTATATTCAGATAAAGATTTTTTAATTGTTTTGCAATGGCTAGGTCTTGTAGGAGCTTTTTTCACTTTTAGTAAAACAGCAAAGCCTGATGAAGTCCATGATTTTATGTATGATATCACTATTACAGATTACGGCTATGACATGGAAGAAACTTTGAGAATGGCTTCAGATAATGGGGTAGACTTATCTAAATATTTAAAATGAAGCAAGCAATAGCACTCTATATACCTAATGGGGTGCTTTTTTTAATGTTCAAAATCAGGAGGTGGTGAAATGATGTGAGTGAATTAAGAGGCAAACATAAAAATTAGCAGAATTATATATCGAAAAATGAAAAGTATTTTTACTAAAATATCTTAGTAAAAATATTATTCTCCTATTTACATTATACACAAAAATGTGTATAATAAAAACAGTAAAGAAAGGGGTAAAAGATGATGCCGATGAAACCCAAAGAAATCGTGAAATTGCTTAAAAGTAACGGTTTTAAAGAAAAGTCACAAAGAGGTTCACATTTGAAGCTCTACAATTCTAATACTAACGTGACTGTATTCGTTCCAATACATGCAAAGGAACTAAAAAAAGGGTTGGAACAAGCAATTCTTAGAGAAGCAGGGCTTAAATAAGCCCTTGTTTCTCATACCCCATAGGAGGTTGTAAAAATGGAAAAAGTTTTAGTGTATCCAGTCGTCCTGCACCCAGAGGAAAAAGGCTATACTGTTGAAATTCCTGATATTGAAGGCGGCTGGACTCAAGGCGAAGACATGAAAGAAGCACTGATGATGGCTGCAGATCTAATCGGATTGGCCCTTGAAGATAAAACAGAGTATCCACTAGCGTCTGATTTGGATGCTATTAAAACTGATAAAGATGACATTAAGACAATTGTCAGTGTTGACATGGATGAATATCGGCGTAAAAACCCTAAAACAATCAGAAAAAACGTTTCTGTGCCTGAGTATCTTGTTAAATTGGGAAAAGAGCAGCACGTTAATTTTTCTGCTCTTCTAACGGAAGCTTTAAAAGCCAAATTAGAAGTTTAAACAAGTGCTTCAGAGCCGAGCTAATAAGTTCGGCTTTTTTTATGCTCAGAAAGAAGGTGATAAGTACTTGAAGTTAAACTTAAAACAGCAAAAGTTTGCAGATGAATATTTGATTTCTGGTAATGCCACAAACGCCGCAATTAAAGCTGGTTACAGCAAAAAAACGGCTGGGGTTATTGGTGCTGAAAACCTTAAAAAACCTAAAATTATTTCTTACATGGAAGAGCGAAAAAAAGAAATTGAAAGCAAAAAGATTGCTAAGCAGAAAGAGATCTTCGAGTACTTAACTTCAGTTATGCGAGGCGAGCAAACGGAGACTGTAGCGACTGCTAAGGGCATTTTTAAGGGTATTGAAGTTTCGGCTAAAGACAGAATTACTGCTGCTAAAGAATTGCTTAAACGGTATCCAAGTGACCCTATTTCTAATGCGCAACTGCGTAAAATGATTGCCGAAGCTAAGATGGCTGAATATAAAGTTGAGCAGTTAAACAGTGATGATCTAGACACGACAGTCAACATCAATTTCAATATTCCAAAGGAGGACGACAATGCAAGTGAGTCTTAAAGATAATATCTCGCCCGCATTCTATAGACTTTTCTGGGATATTCATAACAAAAAACATGCCAATTATTGGCTCAAAGGAGGACGTGGTTCGACCAAGTCCTCTTTTATTTCGCTCATGATTGTTTTAGGAATTATGCAAGACAAAGATGCTAATGCAATTGTTCTTCGTAAGGTGGCAAACACATTACGTGATTCTGTATTTGAGCAATATTTGTGGGCAATTGACCTTTTACACGTTGATGAATACTGGCAATCGTCAGTTAGTCCGATGCAATTAACCTTTAAACCAACCGGTCAACAGATTAGATTTAAGGGTGCAGACGACCCACGTAAGATAAAGTCGCAAACGTTTAGACAAGGTTACACCAAGTTCAAGCATTTCGAAGAGGTAACGGAGTTTAAAGGAATGGAAGAGATTCGCTCAATTAACCAATCTCTTGGTCGTGGTGGGTCTGGTATTATTACCTTTTATTCATACAACCCACCAGCCAGACAATCTAATTGGGTTAATCAAGCAGTTGATAGTGAACAAATGCGTGACGATACACTAGTGAACCTGTCAGATTATCGTTCAGTGCCTAAAAGTTGGCTTGGAGTCGAATTCCTTGCTGATGCGAAACAGCTTGAAAAAGACAATGAGAAAGCCTATCGACATGAGTATTTGGGCGAAGTCACTGGTACAGGTGCGGAAGTATTCAACAATATCACTACCAGACCAATTACAGACGATGAAATTTCTAGGTTCGATAAGGTTTACTACGGCTTGGACTTTGGTTTTGCTAAGGACCCGACGGCATTCGTCAAGATTTATTGGGATTCAGCAAGACGTCGTGTTTTCATTTTTGATGAGTTCGAACGTGTTGGCTTAAAGGTGCGTGACGCTGTTGCAATGATAAAGCAACGTAATCCCAGAAATGAACCATTAACAGCTGATTCAGCCTCCCCTGATATGATTGCGGAATACCAAGACCAGGGACTGAACATTTATGGTGCAATCAAAGGCAGAGGTTCACGTGATCACGGCTACAAGTGGCTGGAAGATTTACGTGAAATTATCATTGACCCCAACCGTTGTCCCGATGCCTGGCGTGAATTTACTAGTTATGAATTTGAAATCGATTTGAATGGCAATTACAAGTCAGGTTATCCTGATGGCAACGACCATACTATGGATGCGACCCGATATGCTCTTGAAAGTTTAATCAGGAAAGGAGGTTTTATTAAATGGAATTAGAAGCAATGAAAAAATTGCTGCAAAACACGCAAACAAGGCGAGTTAATTTTAATGCTAAATATGCTAAATCTAAAAGTTATTACCTCAATGAGAATGACATCACAATAAAAAACAACGGTGAGTCTAAAACTAAAGATGACGATGCGGCAAAGAAGAGCAAAAATCCGTTAAGGCCAGCTGATAACCGTGTGAGTTCTAACTTTCATCAATTGCTAGTTGACCAAGAAGCAGGCTATTTAGCTACCAAGCCACCAACTATTGATGTGGGTGAAGATAAGCTAAATGACCAAATCAAAGATACTTTAGGCGACAACTTTGCTTTAAGATTAAATGAATTGGTTGTTGATGCAGCTAATGCTGGTATAGCATGGCTACATTATTGGCTTGATGAAAATAACCAGTTTAGATATGCGATTGTGCCACCGGACCAGATTACACCGATATACTCAACTGATTTAAATCGTAAGTTGGTTGCCTTGAGGCGCTCATATAAAGAACTTGAGCCAGAAACCGCTAAAACTTACTGGGTACATGAATATTGGGATGATGAAACAGTCACGGTTTTTAAATCACGTGACGAGCAATTTAACAATTTAGAGCCAATTAATGATCGCTTTACGATTTATGATGCGTCAACTGATGATGCCGCAGGTACTTCAAGTGTTAATCATCATGGTATGGGACGGATACCGTTTATTGCGTTTCCTAAGAACAAGGAACAGCAACCTGATTTGTTTCATTACAAGGGCTTAATTGACGTTTATGACAAAATCTATAACGGCTACGTTAATGATTTAGATGATATTCAACAAATATTTTTAATCTTAAAGAATTACGACGGTCAAGATTTGGATGAATTTAGGGAAGACCTCCAACGGTATAAGTCCATTAAAGTTAGGAGTATGGGCAGTGGCAATGATTCAGGTGTTGACCAATTAGCCATTAATATTCCAACTGAGGCCCGTAACTCAATGCTAGAAACAACTAAGACCAACATATTTGTTCATGCACAAGGAATTGACCCAACGGACTTTAAGACTAACAATGCAACTGGGACTGCAATTAAGATGCTGTATTCTCACCTTGAACTAAAAGCAGCTAAAACCGAAGCTTACTTCAGAGATGCATTAACCGAGTTAGTTAGAGCTATCCTGCGTTGGCTGAATGTTCCAGATGCGGATAGTAAACGGATTAATCAAACTTGGACCAGAACAGCTATCCAAAACGATGTTGAACGAGCTCAAGTGGTCAGTCAATTAGCTAACTGGACGAGTAAAGAAGCAATCGCTAAAGCTAACCCAATAGTTGAAGATTGGCAGCAAGAGTTGAAAGACCAACAGGAAGACCTTAAGAATCGTAATGATGAGTATGGTAACCCTGTAACCCTGACAACCTAAACGGCGGCGGTGACAATAATGACGACCAAGAGAGAAGTTGATTATTGGAAACGTCGTTTTTTGTATGAAAAAGAACAGCAACTCCAGAACACTGCTGAATATGAGTCAGCCATGAGGGCTCGTTTAAAAGAGGTTCAGCCAATACTAGAGCAGGAAGTTGAATACTGGCTCAATCGTTATGCCAACAATCAAAAAATCAGCAAAGAAGATGCTCGTAAAATCTTGAGCACAATTGGTACTCGTGATTGGCACCTGACATTGAAGGAGTTCAAGCGTAAGGCTAAAGAAGGTGGCTTTGATAAAGAACTAGATGCCGAATATTTCAAAAGTCAATTATCAAGACTTGAGAACATAGACGAGCAATTAACCAGTCTATTAGCTCAATACGCTACATCTGAAACAAATAAATTGGAGAATAGTTTAATTAACCAATTTAAGCAAACTTACATGCACAGCATTTATCTGACGCAATTGGAGAAAGCTAAATTATCCAGTAACTTTGCTAACGTAAATGAGTACCAGGTAAAAGCAATTGTGCGTAAACCATGGCGTGGCAGTGACTTTTCAAAACGTATATGGAAGAATTACACGGAAATACTGCCAAATGAGTTAGGTGATGCATTGTTGCGTGGTTCTGCGTTGGGCCATTCCCATGAGCAGATATTTAAAATGATGCGCCAACGCTTAAAAGATGTTGAAGATTACCAGCTGCACAGGTTAATTATTACTGAAATGGGACATGTTGCCGAAACTGCAACAGCTGATGCTTACAAAGAAGAAGGAGTTGAACAGTATCAATATTTGGCCACTTTAGAAGCACACACGTGTGAAGAATGTGCACATTTAGATGAGAAAATTTTTGATTTAAAAGACAAAGTTGAAGGATTGAACTATCCGTTAATACATCCATATTGCAGATGTACCACAATGCCTTACATTGAAGGACTGCCTGACAGTTCTGAACGCTGGGCTCGTGATCCTGAAACCAGCAAGGGTGAATATGCTGAAAATATGACCTTCAACAAGTGGAAAGAACAGTATTCTGATAACACTTGGAAAATTGGATCATCAGCAAAACTAACAATCCCTGAAAAGCAAGGACTGACTAATTATCTTTCATCTTGGGCTTACGATATTAACGATAAATTACGAAAAGGTTTAGAATTAAGTGATTATGACAAAGAAAATATTATAAATCTTGATTCGGCTTTGGGTAAGTTACCTAAATATCACTCAGACAAGCCACTGCAACGATCACTTAGATTTTGGAATGAAGAAGAACTGACTGACTTTTTGAGGGAAAGAAAGCCAGGCACAATAGTAGCAGAGCCTAGTTACATTTCTACAAGTAAGGGAATCTATGATGAAAATGATAACGTTCAAATTATTATTAGAAGTAGTAAAAGTGGCGTTGATTTATCAGATTATGGATTGGCCGAAGAAAAAGAGGTACTATTTGGACGTAACACAAAATTCAAAATTCTAAAGGGCTATACTAAAGGTGAACAGATAATATTGGAGGTTGAAGAAATTGACTAGGAAAGAGCCTTATTCAGACTTGCGCTGGTACTTACCTACCGGTGGCAAGGTAATTGGAAGAGATCATCCAGAAACCGAGGAAGAAAGAAGGCAGACAGAGGAACTGATTAAGTTTGCTAAGAACCTTCCTAAATCAGCTTTTGATAATGAGCGCAACAGAAAATTGAGAGAACAAATAAAAGCGGCAAACAAAAAATACGGTTTGCCAGAAGATGAGAATCTATAACTAGAAATTAAAGCAGCTTAACAGCTGCTTTTTATTTTGCCCCGAGCATGGCGTAAAAAGGCTTATTTTTTATACCTTGATTTGTGTTCGCCACACGTAAAAGATCGCGAGAAAGGAAATAAGATGAAACATGAAGAATTAAAGAAATTAGATTTAAACGATGAACAGATTGACAAGGTCATGGGTCTGCATGGTGCTGAAGTTGAGGCAATGAAAGCTAAGACAGATGAGCTAGGCAAGACCAATGAGTCGCTACAGAGCCAGATTGCAGAGCGTGATAAAGATTTAAAGGCGTTAAAAAAGCAAGCTGGAGATAACGAAGAACTGAGTAATCAATTCAAAGAATTGCAATCCAAGTATAAGCAAGACACTGAGAACCTGAGTAAGGAATTAAAGCAGACCAAGCTAAACAGTGCAGTCGATACAGCCTTAGCTGGTGCCAAGGTGCGTAATACAAAGGCTGCTAAAGCTCTCTTGAACATGGAAGAAGTTAAGTTAAACGACAAGGGCGAAGTTGAAGGTCTAGATGACCAAATTAGTTCATTGCAAAAATCTGATAGTTACCTATTTGATCAGGGGCAGAAAGAGCCTTATCAACCACAAGGTGGAGGAGCTAAGACTGACCCTGATTTGGTAGCAACTATGGCTAATATATTTAAAGGAGAAGATAAATAATGCCAGCAACAATTAATTATGCAGAAGCATATCAACAAGCAATTCAACAAGGATTTTATGATGGTCATCTTTATACAGCACCATTATGGAATTCACCATCAAATTCAATGATTACGTTTGATGGCGCCAAACACATTAAATTACCAAGATTAACCATTTTAGAAGGCCGTAAAAATCGAGCAAGACCTACTATTACTGACATTACGCCAAATTACAGCAATGAATGGGATACTTATGAGCTCAAAAATGAAAGATATTGGAGCACATTAGTTGACCCATCAGACGTAGATGAATCTAATTATGTTGTTTCAATGGCCAATATTACTCGTCGGTTTAATTTAGATGAAAAAATGCCTGAAATGGATAAGTACATGTTTAGCAAGCTGTTCTTAGAAAAGCAAACTAAAGATGGTGGTAAGGGAATTACTAATAATACGCTTGATGAAAAGAATATTTTAACGGCATTTGACAGCATGATGGTTGATTTTGATGAAGCTCGTATTCCAAACCAAAATAGATACTTGTATGTCACGCCAAAGATTAACGCAATTCTGAAGCGTGCAGAAGCATTGAATCGTGGCTTAACATTAAAAGACCCTAATAGTATTCAACGGACAGTTTACAGCTTAGATGATGTAACGATTGTGGTTATCCCATCCGATTTAATGCAGACTGCATATGACTTTACCGTTGGTGCCAAAACCATTGACTCAGCTAAACAAATTGAAATGATGTTAATTTACAACGGTGTTCAAATCGCTCCAGAAAAGTACAGTTTTGCAGGTTTCGACCAACCAAGTGCAGCTTCAAGCGGTAACTATCTCTACTATGAGCAATCATACAACGATGTTTTACTGCTAAATACTAAGACAGCAGGTATTCAATTTGTGATTGCTGATAAGCCAGCGCAAGGCGTTAGTGGTCAATCACTAGAAGATGGTACTAAAACTGCCAAAAGTGGGAAGTAAAAATGAACGATGAACGTAAGCAAAAAATTAAGGATAAGGTCACCCAATTGCTTAGTGGCAAGGTTAATGCCGACATAATAGACTTTAGCCTTGATCGAGTAATTCGATCAGTTGCAAACTACACCAACATTCCGATGGAGGAACTACCACCTGACATTGACACTACGATTGCCGCAATGTGTGTGCAATTAGTTCAGACACACAATTGGACCAGTTGCAACAATGACATGGTCAATTCAATTAGTGAAGGTGATGTATCGGTTAATTTTGGTTCGCCAGCAGAAATATACGCTAAAGTGCAAGAGATTAATCCAATTACAGACGACTTCTTTGTAGATTTGAACCATTTTAGGAGACTGCAATGGTAATTGATGCATTTAACAAGTTAAAGTACATTGCTCCTAAGTTATGGACTGATAAGGTGACCATAAAAACCACCAAAAAGGTAGTTAATGAGCATCATATAGCCATTAGTGAGCCGGTAACGATTATTTCAGATGAGCCAGCTAAGGTTATCCTCAAAGGACTAAAAAGCAGTGAGCAGTCGTTTTTTGGTACGGACGAATATGATGCTACTCTTCTAATTAGAACAGGAATTGACATTCCAGCAGGAGCAACAATTGAAGTTACTGATATCAATGGCAAGGTTACCAAGTACAAGCGTTCAAGTAAGGGATATTCGGGCTATGTTAGTCATCAAGAAGTAGCAATGACAAGGGACGAAAAAGCATGAGTGCATTTGGGAGTTTTGATGATGAAGAGTTTCAAGAATTTGCTAAACATGTTAATGCAGTAGTTTCAGGCGATCAATTAAAAACTGAAGTTAAAAAGAGCGTAAAAAATGTTGGAGAAACTTATAAGCGTAATGCTCAAGCAAACACACCAGTTAAAACTGGCGATCTAAGACGCAGTTGGCAACTCAAGGGACCATTCTTTTCAGGTTCAGACATAACAGTCGAATTGCGGAATAGTAAAAATTATGCTTCATTTGTGGAAAATGGCCACCGGCAAAAAGTAGGACAGTATGTGCCAGCTATTGGTAAGAGGTTGAAAGCTAGTTGGGTACCAGGTCAGCACTTTTTACAAAAAGCAACGGACCAAACAAGTAGTCAAATGCCAGAGCTATTAACACCGGTTGTTTGGGATATGATGAGGAGGTTGATGGATGATTGACAATAATTGAACGTGTTGCTGACGAGATTGCACGGATATTTCCAAATGCAATAATTTACACTGAAAATCAAGCAGATGGTTTTAGCGAGCCGTCTTTTTTTATTGAGAAAATCAGTACAATCGCTACTCCAGAATTGTTTGATAGACAGATGCGTAAGCAAAGCTTTCAAGTTATCTACTTTCCTAATCCAAACAATCCTAAGACTGATATGGAACGTGTCGAAGATTACTTGCTAAGCGGATTGTTAGAACTAAAAGACTATGCGCCTCTTAGAAACATTGAAGTTACTCAGCAAGAAGACAATACGCTAATTTACAAATTCGAAGTGTGGGGTAGGTTTTACCCTGATAAAAAAGACGAAGTAAAGTTACAAAATGAGAAATTGAAAGGACAAATTAAATGAGTTGGAAAACACAAAACAAACGCCGACCAGGTGCCTATATCAATGTTGTTGGTAAGGGTAAAGGTAATACTGGCGCTGAAATTGGACGCACACTATTACCGGTTAGCACACAACTTAACTGGGGAGCAAAGGGAATTATCAAATTAACTCATGAATCTAATTTTAAAGCTTTGTTAGGTCATGACCTTAATGAGCCAGAGTTGCAGACTCTACATGAAGTGCTAAAAGGAGCCGATACAGTACTTTTACTTAATAACAATGATGGACAACCTGCTTCTAAAGCAGACCCTGCCTTACCATGGACGATTACAGCTATTTATCCAGGTACTAAAGGCAATGAATTACATATCTCTGTGCAAAGACAAGACAGCAAAGTTACAGTATCAACTCTATTTGGTACAAAATTGGTCGACCAACAAGTTATTGACGTTGATAAACCAGAGAAGCTAATTGACAATGATTATGTGAAATTCAAGGTAAATGGTGAGTTGGCTCCACAGCCTAGCCCACAAGATGATAGTTCGGGGAACAATACGCCAACGGTTATGTTATCTAAACTAGAGCAATTGCAAAATCCTATAACTGTTAATTTAACAGGTGGCACCACGGTACCAGTACAAATGACTGAATTGCTTAATGATGCGCTAGAAACTGAAGACTATGACGTAGCCACTACGGCGGGATTCCCAATTGATAGTCCTATTCATAAGCAGTTAGTAGAAGAAATTAAACATTTACGTGAGGACAACGATATTAAAGTACGTGGTGTTGTCCCAGTAACAACTGACAAGGTCAATTATGAAGGCATTTCCACGGTTGCAAACGGTGTGGTCCTCGGTGATGGTACAGAATTAGATGCCACAGTAGCAGCGGGTTATTTTGCAGGCGCATCAAGTTCAGCAACAGCCGCTAAATCACTCACTTATGTAGAATATCCAGATGCTATTAGTGCTTATCCGAAACTCAGTAACGACAAAACTATTGATGCATTAGAAAAAGGACAAATTGTCTTTACAACTAAGCGGAATGAAGCGGTAGTCATTGAACAGGATATTAATTCATTAACTAAAATTACTGCTGAAAAGCCAGTTTTCTTTAGCAAAAATCGTGTGGTTAGAACAATGGATACGATTGTGACTAGAATCAAACGTACGTTTGAAGAAATGTTTATTGGCAAAATTACGAACAATTTAACTGGTCGTGATTTGTTCAAAGCTAATATCGTAAGTTATTTACAAAGCCTATCAGATAACGGGATAATTAACGGCTTTGATACCAATGATATTGCTGTTGAAGCAGGGGATGAGCGTGATTCTATTTTAGTCAATTTAGCAATCACTCCATTGGATTCGATGGAGAAGCTTTACATGACAATGGTAGTTCAATAATTTAGGAGGTAAAAATAAATGGCAGACGAAACAGTAAGTACAGTAGGCAGTTTTTTAAATGGCCGAGATACCATTTCAACTAAAGATGCGAAAGTATATGTCACGATTAACGGCAATGTTATCCCATTAATCGAATGCAATGAATTCAGCGCTAAGCTGGAAAAAAATAAAGAAGATGTTCAAACCTTAGGCAGTCGGTGGAAGCACAAGAAGGTCACGTCCGTGGAAGGTACTGGTTCAATTGGGGGCTATTTAATTAGTTCCAATTGGACAAAATACGCTTTGCCATACGTACAAGGCGGAAAAGACCTTTACTTTGAAATCACATTTACAATTAATGATCCCACTAGCCAGGCTGGAACCCAGACTATCCATTTGGGTGAAGTCAACCTTAATGATATTCCATTAGCAGACTTTAAGGCAGACGATGGAGTTATGCAGTGGAAAACTGACTTTACTTTTGAACAGATTAACTTAGTAACACCGTTCACCGGGTTTGATTTATAAGGAGAAATAATAAATGACTATCAAAAAAGAATACAACGTTAACGATTTTTTAGCAGAAAATGTTAAGCAAGAACGTCTGACAAAAGAAATTAAAATTACAGGCTATAAGGAGCCATTTGTAATTCAGAGCATTACTTCTGAAGAATTCGATCAATTGCAAAAGCAAGCGACTTCTAGAATGATTAGCAAGAAAACTTATCAAGAAGTTGAAAAGTCTGATAGTAATAAGTTTACCGATTTACTAATCGAAAAGTCTGTCGTAGTGCCTAATCTACATGACGAAAAACTACAAAAAAGCTGGGGCTGTATCGCCGAACCAGCTAAAATGTTGCGGAAAATGATTGCTAAGGCGGGAGAATACGGCGACTTATTAGAAGCTATTTCGGAAATTTCTGGCTTTGATGCGGATAAATTAAGCAATTTTGTGGAAATAGCAAAAAACTAATTGAGTCCAATCGGGACTTCAATTATTGCTATTACTGCATTAACGAATATCATTGGACACCTAGCCAATATGGCAATTTAACACTAAGAGAAAAAGCAATGGTACAGGCTACAATTGACTTACGTGTTGAAGCCGAAGAAAAGCAACAAAAAGAAGCAGAACGTGAGGCTAGAAGATATAAATAGAAAGGAGGTAAAAAATGGCTACAATTAGTGGGACTCTTAGGATTAATGATGCTTTTAGTAATGTACTAAATAGATTTAATTCGGGAATGCAGCGTAGTATGTCCGCTGCTAACAGGCTTAAAGCAGAAATGAACAAAGGCTCTACCGGTATTGAGAGAATGGGTCACAGTGCCAATACAGCCAATATAGGGCTTAAGCAATTAATTGCTGGTTCAGCAATCGGCAGTATGATTAGTTCGGCAATGGGTGCTGCTGGAAATGGTGTTCGTGCTTTTGTAGGTGAATTAAATGATTCAACAGTAGCTTGGTCAACATTTGAAGGCAACATGCGTCAGATTGGTAAGAGTCCGGCACAAATTTATGCCGCTAAAAATTCGTTGCAGAAGTTTGCCCAAGATACCATCTATTCATCATCTGACATGGCTCAAACATATAGCCAATTGGCTGCTGTTGGAACAAAAAACACCACGGCTTTAGTTAAAGGCTTTGGTGGATTGGCTGCAGCTGCTACTGATCCAAAACAAGCTATGAAAACGTTGTCTGAGCAGGCTACCCAGATGGCGGCTAAGCCAATGGTTCAATGGCAGGACTTCAAGTTAATGCTAGAACAAACGCCAGCAGGTATGGCAGCAGTCGGCAAAACAATGGGTATGAATACTAAGGAATTAGTTAAGGCTGTCCAAGATGGTAAGGTTAAAACGGAAGACTTCCTTAACGCAATTGCCAAAACTGGTACTAACGCTAACTTTAGTAAAATGGCCACACAATACAAAACTATTGGTCAAGCATTGGACGGATTAAAAGAGACGCTAGCCAACAAGGTTCAGCCGCAATTCAAAAAGTTAAGTGAGATTGGTATTAAGGCAATCAGTAGCATTACTGATAAATTGGGGAAGGTAAACTTTGCCAATTTTGCCGATAAGATAATTGACGGAATCAATCGTATAAAAACAGCTGGTAGTGCCTTTATTAAAGGCTTTACTAGCCAATTCAGTAAAAAACAATTTATTGACATAATTCGAGATATTGGAGATAGCATAAGGACGCTGTTTAGTAGCTTGTCTAATAATCAAGGTCTGAAAGGGCTGTTTAATAGTATTGGCCAAGGTGTTGGAAGGTTTGCATTAACCATGGCTTCTGGGATTGCCAACGTTGTGCAGGCGATATCAAAAATTAATCCTAGCGCACTAAAAATGTTAGCAACTGCGTTTGTAGCATTAAAACTTGGCGTTAATGGCCTTAAGCTTGCCGCAATAGCAGCAGGTTTGAAAATAATTGGCTCGTTAGATCCAGGTCAACTGCAGCACGTTGCAACTGCTGTCACTGCACTAGCAACCGCCTTTGTTGCAATGAAAGGTACCGGTGCTATAGCTAGCGTTTTCGAAAAATTGTCAAGTGGTCTAAGTAATTTTATTTCAACAATTTCAGCCATACTGACGTTGTCTCAGAAAATTGCTCAAATTGGTAGCATGATAGGGGGGGCCTTTTCTGCAATCACGGGGCCTGTTGCTCTTGTAATTGCAGGAGTGACTGCTCTAATTATTGGAGCTGTCTATGCTTGGCAGACCAATCTTTTTAATTTTAGAAACACAATGTCTAATTTGTTTAGCAATATCGGGACAATATTTGCACCACTAAGTAGTGCATTTAGTAATTTGGGTGAAGCACTTGCACCAGCGAGTGGAGTTTTATCAGTAATAGGTAAAGCATTAGGTACTATTAGTATTGGAGTTATTTACGGCATTGCTATTGGCGTTGGTGCGCTTGCAGATGCGCTGACAAGCATTATAAACATAGCTTCAGCATTTGTGTATTCATTAAGGGCAGCTGGGAATAGTGTTAGAGCATTTGGTTCTGCCATTAACGATATTAAAAACGGTGATTTTAGTTTCAGCGGGATGCGTAAGGCTTTTAGTGACGCGGGTAATGACATTGGTCATATGTTCGATTCTTTAAATCGCGCGCACGAATTCAAAGCAACGGGTACAGTGATTAGTTCGCTTAAGGGAATCGATGCTCAAGCTAAAACAACTAAATCTAGTTTAGACAGTATTAAGATGCCAGATATTGTTCAGCAAAACAAAAAAATCAACAATTTGGACAATGTATATGCCAACAAACAGCTTCTTAAAAAAGCCAAAGTTAAAGTTGATTATCAATTCACTGATCCAACAAAATTGAACAATTTGAAGTCAAAATCAATAAAAGCGAAAATTAAGCCTGAATTAGATTCGACTACTGATGTTCAAAAATTACTACAATCTAAACCGTTAAAGGTGAAGTATTCAACACCAAAAATACCAACGCCAAAGATTCCAAAAATTAAGCCTCTACACGCTAAGGTAGCCAAGCCTAAGGTACCAACGCCTAAGACACCTAAGATTAAAACTATGCACGCTAAGGTAGCCAGACCTAAGGTGCCACAACCAACAATGCCTAAAGTCAAAACAATCCATGTTAAAGTAGCACGACCAAAAGTGCCGACTCCAATAATGCCTACAGTTAGACCGATTCCGGGTCCTAGAATGGGCAGAGCAAAAACTGCTGAATTTTTAGCAAGCGTTCAATCCGCGATTAGTCGAGCGGCTGCAATAGCTCAAGCAGGAGCTGGTCCGATGTTTAGCGCAGGAGCAATGATTGGACAAGGATTAGCAGCTGGAATGCGGTCAGCAGTAGGCGAAGTTGCAGCCGCCGCTGATGCATTAGTTGCCCAGGCAGATCGTGCCGCACGGGCTAAAGCGAAAATTCACTCACCGTCAAGGCTTTTTGCTGAAATAGGTGGTTATCTCGGTAAGGGTATGGCTATTGGGATGAACAGTACACAAGGCTTAATAGCAAGCGCTAGTGACGCCATGATTGCTACTGCAACACCTGATACGGTTGGCGCTAACTATGATGGCAGTGTTAATCAATCTGGCAGACCTAGTGGTCTTACCAATGCAAGATTTGGCGGAAACAGTACAAGCAATGACAACCGCTCATCGACAATCACAATCGAGAGTGGTGCAATTCAAATTAATAGTTCGGGTAGTGCCGAGTATGATGCAGATACGCTTTTAGCGGCGTTAGAAAATAAAATTATTGCTCAACAAGAGAAATCTTTGGGCTAAAAAGATAGAGGGAGATATTAATGGATGGCTTTGGCGTTTTTTTGACATACTATAAAAATAACAAAACTATCCAATTGCCGGTTAACCCGGCTGAGTTAAAGCTTAAATATGAGGGAGATGACCAGAGTCAAACGGTCGTCAATCTTGGTGAGATTAATCGGCTGGGTAATCTAAAATTGGTTGATATAACAATTGAAAGTACGTTTCCACTAAATGAGACTACTTATATAGCTGTAGATGAGCTTCAAGAACCAGAGTACTATATTGATTTCATTAAAAAAATCCAAAAAACTAAAGGACATATGCAGGTTGTTGTGGCTAATACCAAAATAAGTTTAGCGATGACTATTTCTAGTTTTGAATATGGCTTTGAAGATGGCTACGATGAAGAGTACAAGTATACGCTCGAATTGAAACAGTATCGTGAATTTAAAGCAATCAAAGTTTCTACTTCTAAAAATAAAAAGAAGAAAAAATCAAAAAAAGGTAAAAAGCGGATTTCACCACCAAAGAAATTCGGAGTTGGCTCAAGTGTTGTAGTTAACGGTAGATTGTATATGGATTCAAATGGCAATGGTCCTGGTGGCTACGAAAAAAATGCTAAGAGAACTGTGATTAACATTGCCACTGGTCATAAGTTCCCAATATGTGTTGGCATAAATGGTTCTGCACGTGGTTGGGTCAGAAAAAGTGATGTGAAGAAAGCATGACAGTCACAACTTTTAAGCTTAAACGTCGTAGTAATATGTATCGTAAATCTAAAAGTAATGGTAAAGGTACCACATATGATTTGAGGCAAGTAGTGACCAATATTAAATGGTCTACTGACTTGAATTTTAGTGCTGGCGAATTAACTTTTGACTTGATTCAGAATGCTCATCAAATTATTCCTTACACGGGCGATATCATTACCTTCAGGTGGGACCACCACAAGATTTTTTATGGCTATGTTTTTAAATACGAAGTAAAAGAAGACAATACAGTGAGCGTAACGTGCTATGACAAATCAAGGTATCTCAAGAACCAAGATTCAATTGTTTGGCAATCTGGAACAATTGCTGATCGGTTCAACAATGTATGTAAACGTGCAGGTATTAATCACAAGGTGGTTGATAAGCCTACCCATAAGGTTTCGGCTGAAGTTTGTGATGGTAAGACTTACTTTGATATGGTCAAGAGTGCGATTGTCAAAACTAGGATAGCCACCAAGCATATGTATTACATATACTGTAATTATGATGTGGTGGAGTTACGCAGAGCACCATATAAGAAGTTAAAAATAATAATTGGTAGTAAGTCGGCAATGACCGGCTTTTCTTATGCCGTTGATATTAATAATACGGCAAATGTGGTCAAAGTAATTCAGAAAGATACCAAGAAATCACAAGCGAAATCAGCTACTGCCAAGCAAGACGATCCTAAGCGGACTAGTTTTAAGTCGGCCAGTGCTGCAGGTAAATCGTCTGAACAGTGGGGTAAATTGCAAGAAACAATTAATAAAAAAAATAAAGCTAATCATGCGCAGATGGTCAAGCAAGCTAAAGATGAGCTACGCAAGAAAAATAGAGCTAACAAGGAGTTAACAATTGACTGTATCGGGCATATTGATTTAGTAGCCGGTAACGCAGTTACGATTAAAATTAATGACCTTGGGAAAACTCTGAAAAACTGTCCAATTCTAAAGGCAGAACATAATTTTGGTACTGATTATAATTGTCATTTAACAATGAAAGTAGGTGCAGAATGGCTGGGGAGCTCTTAATCAAGATGCTAAAGGAGCGTGGTGGTAAAGATAGTGAATATTCTGATGTGGTTTATGGGGTTGTGAACTCAATTAAGCCTTTAAAAGTACAATTAGCTAACAACATAGTAATTGATGATAACTTTATAGTTCTAGGCAAGCATATTGGCAAGTTTAAACTGCCAGGCAAAGCAAAAATTGAAGTTAAATCCCACAGTGATCAGATTGGGAATGTATCGGGAAATCGTCCAACAGTCAGTGAAGATATTACCTTTAAAGAAATGGAATTCGACAATAGACTTAAAAAAGGTGACAAGGTCACGATGATACGCATGGACGGTGGTCAGCAGTTTTACTTGTTTGAGCGAGAGGAGGCATAGTCATGGATAACGAAGACAACATTGTAGTCACTGATGACGATAATGAAGTTGATGATGCAGAATTGGACGATGAAGATATCGATATAGATGATGACGATGACGAATCATTCGAAGATGAACCAACCTTAACTTTTAAAATCGAAAATGGTCGTATTCGTGGCAAGATTGACGAACAAGAAGCTATGATTCAAGCAGTTGACAAGATACTGCGCACAGAGCGTCTAGTTTTTCCCATCTATTCAGACCAGTATGGTAATGATTTCAATGATTTGATTGGCAAAAATATGGCTTTTGCCAAAGTTGAAGTAGAAAGAATGTTAAAAGAAGCTTTACTAGCAGACGAAAGAGTCATCGATCTCAAGCTTGATGAAGTGATGCAGACAGCCAATGATACGTTAGTTGTAAGAGGAATATGCATAACGGTTTTTGGTGATATTAATATAGACAGTGAGGTGAGTCTTGATGAATCCTGACGAGTTAGCTGCTAATTATATGGCACAAGATTTTGATTATTGGCTAAATCTAATGTTAGATAATGTGCCAGATGACATTGACCAACGTGAAGGCTCGATTATATATGATGCACTAGCGCCAGCCGCAATGGTAATGGCACAACAGTCATTAGATAGGGCTAACATCATTAAACAGACATATATCAAGACTGCGCAAGGACAGTTCTTAGATTACAGAGCCGCTGAGCATGGTACAGCCAGATATGCAGCAACACAAACGGAAGTTAAAGCTAAGTTTTTAGATTCTGACGGCAATCCTATTAATAACGTACAAATGGGCGATAAATTTGCCAGTATTGGTGAAACGCCTATTTTTTATACTATTCAAAAGGTCAACGATGATCTTACGGCTGAAATGACTGCAGATGAACCAGGAACAATTGCTAATTCTTACATAGGTCAAATTTTACCAGTTACGGCAAACGATTCATTAAACTGGGCAGAAATAACGGAGATAGTGGCTCCTGCAAGGGATGAAGAAACAGATGATCACTTGCGTGATAGATTGTTACAATCTGATGACTGGATTGCTTATGGTGGCAACATTACGGACTATCTTGCTATGTTGTCTAAGATTAAAGAAGTTGGAGCTGGACAAGTTTATCCCGTCTGGAATGGTGCAGGAACAGTTAAGTTAGTTATTGTTGATAACACTCTAATGCCTGCTAGTGCCGACTTAGTTAAAAAGGTTAAAAATATCATTGACCCTGCTGACAGCGAGGGTAATGGCTATGGTCTAGCACCAATCGACCATCAAGTAACTGTTGTAGCACCCACACCTTTTACGGTTAACATTTCAGCAACTATAAATATTGACGGCAATCATGGTGTAGATATTGTTAAAGCTAACATTAAGACGGCAATTGAAGCCTACTTTAAGCTGCTACGCCAGACCTGGAATAGGGTTGACCCCACAATAGGTCGTGGTTATGCGCAAACAATCTATCGCTCTAAGGTGCTGTCACAAATTATGATGATTGAAGGCGTGGTCAATTCATCTGTCCCAAAACTAAACAATGCTGATAATGATATAGTTTTAACTTTTAACAATCAGACATCACAACTGCCAGTACTAGGGGAGGTGGTGCTAGATGGCTAACAATTTAATGGATTACTTACCGGATTACTATAATGGTATTTATGAAATGGAAGCAATCATGCACGCTCAAGGCGGTGTGCTGGATAGAGCTGAAAGTGAGCAGTTAAGACTACTTTTAAACCAGTTTGTAACGCAAACAGACGCTAAAGGGATAGCCGTTTTTGAAGACCAAGTTGGTATTAAGCCAGCATCAGGTGATACTTTACAAATGCGGCAGAACAAGGTACTAATGCGCTTGTTACCGCCTAGACCAATCACAATTAGGTACATGCGAGAGCTGTTTGTAACATTGAAGATACCTGCCACTATAAGGGTTGACTATCCCAAAAGGGATGCAATTGTCGAAGCCAAAAGTGCAGAAATTACTAGCAAGCAGATTGATAATGTCAAGTATCTACTCAATATTTATTTGCCAGCTAACATGGTCTATGAAATTAGAGTGGCTTTAAACGAAGTACAAATTACCAATAATATCAAAATTGGGGCTGGTATATGGTCCAGAGCAGATGTAACTGTACAGGCTAACCTGTCGCAAATTAAAAATTAAAGGAAGTGATATTTTTGTCAGAATACAATAAAACGATATTAACCAACCAAGGTCTGGATTTAATGGCCCGTGCGAATAAGGGGACAATAAGGTTTGCAATTACTAGAGCGGCAACTTCGACTGAACAACTAGCTAATAAGAGTATGGCTGACTTACAGCAACTAACTGAGTTGCCTAGTTTAATGCAATATGGGGTCATAAATAATGTAGCTGATTCAACGCAAGATAAAAGTATTGTTATTGGTACTGAACTACTTTTTAATAATAAAGATTTAGGTAATGGCTATAACATTAATACGATTGGGCTTTTTGCCAAAGAAGATGGACAAGATAAAGAGATACTCTATGCTATCACAACAGCTATTGCGCCTGAGTTTATGCCGGATTATAAAAATAAAGTCCTATTTAAGTTTAGCTTGACAATGTTTGTCGCTGTTGGACGTACAGATAATGTATCGGTGATTGTCGACGACTCGAATTCAGCAACAAAAGCAGATTTGACTAAAGTCAAAAAAGAGTTAGACGGTAAAGTAAATGTTGGAGACGTTTATTCTAAAACTGAAGTTAACGAAAAATTAGATCAAGCTGGAAAGCTGAAAAAGATTAGCGTTAACGGTGATACGCCAGTTGAACCTGATGACAAAGGAGTGGCAAATATCGTTTTACCCGATTTAAATCATCCAGATTATACAATTACAACGTCGCCTTTTGACCTAGACCTAGCCGTTAACTTGGGTATTTATCGTCTAAACGGCGTTGATTTAACCACATCTAAACGTATTGATGCTCTTACGGCTTTGCCTTCGACTGCAATTAAAGGAGCTAAAGGGTTTTTGATTCAAAAAAAATACGACGATTATTATAATATGCAAATTTTAGTATTATATGATATGCCCAATAATACAGATATAACGTGGTCTTTTAGATGCATAGGTATAGGAACGAGTGACTATCGTGACACTTTTAAGCGAGTAACAACAGATATCGACTACACAACATTGCTTAATCAATTAAATCAAAAAGCCAATATAGTTGATGTTTATACTAAATTTCAAACAGATAATAGGCTAAGCCTTAAAGCAAATAATAGCGATATTTACACACAATCACAAATTGATAATAGGCTGGGCTATAAAGCAAATGCAAGTGATGTTTATATACGGTCACAAATAGATACCAGACTTTCTACTAAAGCCAATACGAGTGATGTTTACACGCAGTCACAAATTGACAATAAGTTAGCATCAATATCTGTTGGAGGCGATATTGATGCCATTAACAGGAAATTGGCTGATAAAGCAAATGCAGGTGACGTATACAGCAAATCGCAAGCAGATAGCAAATTTGGTGGCGCAATCAAAACCATTGACGGGTACTATCCAGACTCTCAAGGAAGATACTATCTTGCCAATACCTATGAAACCATCAATAACGTTAGCACAAAATTAAAAAAGAAATTAAGTAATTTGTCTAATCCGGACTACTCATATACTGGTACCACTTTAGACGTGGATAATATTATTAATCCAGGAGCTTATTTTTTTGAAGAAACTAAACTTACTAGCTCTAAAAATTCACATACTTTTGATGATGTCACTAGCTTCCCATATAATTGTGGCTACCTGATTGTTGATAATTGCTATTTTATATCTACCCGGTGTCAAGCTCAATTTTTGCTTAATTTTAATTTAAATAGTCCTGCAATATCAATCTATGTCAGGCTAATAATGCCCGGCATAGGGTTTTATAGTACAAAATTTAAGGCTGTAGTAAGCTAGTAGATTATTAGTTAAAGATATAAAAAAGGAAAATGAAAAATGACAGAAGAAACGTACAGTACATACTATTACAGCGACCCGACTAGTTCGGACAGTAATATGCATCACTTAGTAATACAATCAATTTTAAAATTGGATGACTTGCCATGGCGCTGGCATGCAGAAAAGCCTGATGAGTCAATGGTTGACCCAATATGGGACAACAAAACAAATGGTTGGGTTGAAAACGATCCAACTAGCAAGACGCAAATAATCGCTAATTTGCAAACTAAAGCAAAACAGTTAGAGCAAATGAACAAGAACCAAGAAACTAGCTTAACTTCAATCTCAAAAAATCAAGCCGAAATGCTAAAAATGATGGCGCCACTACTAGCCAAAGGAGGCAAAACTAATGCTTGATTACTTCAAAGAAATGAGTCGAGGATTTTATAATGACGGTTTTTATACTAAGGCGGATATTGCCTCCTTTGTAGAGCTAACTCTGCTTACTAGTAGCGACTATAAAGAAATCACAGGTGACGACTATGTGGCACAGACTAACTAATAATATTAATAAAAATTTTAACCAAGTAGTAATAGGCCTATCAATTGTATTAATTGGTGGGTTTTTATTTGCTGATAAAAATTACTTTACATGGCCACCCCAGTTGAGGCCAATGATGAATAGCGAGTACTCTGACATCTTTTTTATTATTCTGGGACTAGTGTTGCTCTATTGTGCCGTTACAGGAAATAAAAATAAAGTAATACATGATATTACAATTACTGTTGCTGGCAGTGCGATCTTTGTACTGCTGACAGAACAATTGTGGCACGTTTTATTTGCCCATAACATAGAGATGACAATGGCAGTGATTTTGGATGCTATCTTATTTATTTTGATTATCAGGTGTGCATATACAAGCTAGGAGGCGATCACTTGCACGATTTACAAGTGTTTGCCAGCGCTGTTGGTGCATTAGTAACTGCTATTGCTGTAGCACATAAAACTAACAGAGCAGACTATGATGCAATTTTTAAGGAAAAGGACGCAATCATTAAGAGCAAAGACTCAATTAATAAAGAACTTCGCCTCGAACGAGATGAATTTAAAAAAGACTATTATGAAGAAAAAGCTTTACGAAAAAAGCTAGAAAAAGAATTAAAGGAATTGAAAAGCACTAGATCATAGTATCTAGTGCTTTTTTAGAAAGGATTTAAAAATGACTCAAATTATTAATATTCTAAATTCGGTAATTGTACTGCTTGCTGTAGGGGTTGTGGCTATCTATCCATATGCAAGACAGCATAATCCGGCAATTGCGGACAAAATGAAGTGGCTATATGACGTTGCTCAGTATATCGTGGCACAGCAAGCCACGCGTGATGCTAGTGGTGCAGATAAAAAAGAAACGGCAACTACCGCCTTATTAGAGCAAGCAAAGCTATCTAAGACCAAAATCACTCGTGATACTGCAGAAGGCTTGATTCAAAAAGCATATAACGAAACCAAGGAGGTTAAATAATGAAGCGTAATTATAAATACGCTTTAAGCGATAATGAGGGCAGCTCACAGTTAGCAACACCGAGATTTATTATTGCTCACTCAACAGCAACACCTAACGGGGAAGCTTGGGCGATTGCACGTAATATGAAGACAGGTATCAATGTAAGCCAGACTTACGTGCATTTGGTAATTGACGACAAAAGCATATATCAAGTGGGAGAGCTTGGCTATGTAGCATGGGGTGCTGGTAGTCCAGCTAATAGCTTGGCACCAGTACAGATTGAGTTGTGTGAGTTTAGCAATCACAGAAGAGCCCTGAAAGCATACAAGCACTATGTAAACTGGCTCAGATGGTCAGCTAAAAAGTATGGCATACCATTAGCTCTAGACACTAACTCATATCGTGGCATCAAAACTCACTCTTGGCTTGTACAGCACGGCTACAGCAATACCGACCACGTTGACCCATGGCAATATATGCCAAAAATTGGCATATCACGGGCTAAGTTTGCTAAAGACCTACAAAAAGGTTTTAGCGGTGTCAATATTGCACTAACTAAATAAACTAAAAAGAAGACCGCCTATAGAGTTTGATTACTCTATGGGCGGTTTTTTTGTCAAAAAGTTTTTAAAAATCAATATTTTTGTTCGCTATTTGTGAATTAATCTTGTAGAATTATACAAGAAGTAGAGGTGAAAAATTATGGCAACCTGTAATTTATCAATAAGATATGCGGGTGATGCAATTACTGATGGCAGAATTCCAATAAGAGATTTAGCTCCTTCACTACTGGCATTATCAGAATCTTTTCAGCAGATACAGCAAGTAATAGATCCAGATTCTGATCCGATTTCTTTAGATATAAAGGCAACTAGCAAAGGTTCCTTTATTGTGGACCTTGTTCTTGCTAATGGTAAGGACATAATTTCTCATGTTGTTAGTTTACTTAACAGTAATCCAACAAATGCAGTTTTAAATTTAAGTGGAATTGTTACTACATTTTATGGAGTAATTAAATTAATTAAGAAGCTTTATAATAAAAAAATAAAGAAACAAGAAACTTTAGCTAATGGGGATATAAAATTAACTTTGGATAAAAATGAGTCTATAATAATTAACAAAGTAATATTAGATTCATACCAGAATGTTAATATTAGAACCTCAGTACATTCGGTAGTTAAACCACTTGAAAAAGATGGAATAAATTCAGTAGAAATTAATTCAGATAAAAATTTGAACGTTTCTGTTGAGAAGAATGAATACAAAAAATTCGAAGTTCCTCAGGCTAAAGATAAGGAGCTTGATGACAAAGTATCTACAGAATATTTGCAAATAGAAAATATTGCTTTTGAACATGATAATAAATGGAAATTTTCAGAAGATACTAACAAATTTTGGGCAAGTATTAAAGATAAAGATTTTATTGACAGAGTAGAAAAGAATCAAACCCAATTTGGTTCTACTGATATTTTGAAAGTTAGACTTAGAAAAAAGACTTACTCAACTAATGAAGGATTGAAAAATGAATACATAATCGAAAAAGTATTGGAACATCAAAAAGGTGCTCAACAAATTGAACTTGATTTTGAAGATGATAAATAAGCCGCTCCGGATAATAGTCTGGAGCGGCTTATTTTTTGCATGTACAGCATGCTTAATTTATTAAAAAAGCTCCCTATTTGGGAGCTCAGTTAAAGATTTAAAGGAGATTTTAAAATGAAAACGAAACGATAAAATAGAACACAAAAAATAAGCCACTCAGATTAATTTCTGGGTGGCTTTTTTGTGTGTAAAAAATAATTTATATTCGATAATGTGTCATAAAACTTGATATATCAACGTTTCAAATAACTGATTTTATTTGATTTTTTACCAAAAATAGTTGATAATACACTATGATGAGTGTATTATATATGTAAGGAGGTGAGAGATAGATGACAAAAAAAAGAAAAAAATACTTCAACAAGAAAACCAAGTCAAAATTGCTAAATATACAGCAATAGCAGCCTGGTCAGCCCCAGTAGTTGAATTAATAAGGCTGATTAGAAGTCTTGTCAAAGCATTTTTAAAACAATAACCGAGTAGTGAGGATAAGCCCTCACTGCTTTGTCATCTAAATAATAACATGAGTAATAAGGAAAAGAAATATTATATATCTGCTTTTATAGCAATTATTATAGCAATCATATTATTTATTATAAGAAAGGTACTATTTTAAGTGACTAAGTTAACAGAAGCCAAAAAACGTGCTAACGAAAAATGGAATAAGAAAAATAAGGAGCGAATTAACTATCTAAATCATCGATCACAATCTCGCAGCTTTATCCGACGTTTTGCTACCAAAGAGGATCTAGATGAGTTAGAAAAATTAATTGCAGAAAAACGAAAAAAAATGTAATTTTCTGTTGACAATATCTAAGTTTAAACCTATAATAAAAAATATAAAGTTTAGGAGGAGTGATAGAGTGGTAAGTGACGCACAAAAAAGAGCTACCAAAAAATGGGCTGATAAAAATAAAGAGAAGCGTAAGTATATCGTGACTAAATCGCAAGCTAAAAAATTCGTTTCTATAGGTACAGATGAGGATTTAGAAGACTTAGCGAAATTAATCGAAAAAAAATTAAAAAACAGTTGACAATTATGGGTTTAAACCTATTATATATTTATAAAGCCACTCAGATTAATTTCTGGGTAGCTTTTTTTTGCTTAAAATTACGTTTAATTTTAATTTGTTAAAAAGTCTAGTTTTGGTAAATATGAAGTAAAATAATCAATGAAAACTTCAAAAAAGCGTTTTTTTATAAAATATTAAATAAGCACTCTGGGAGTAATTCCTGGAGTGCTTATTTTTATGCAAAAAATATAAATTAATTATCAAATATTGTTGACAATATACGCATTAGCGTGTATTATATATGTAAGGAGGTGATGAAATGAAGAAGAAAAAGAAGTCAAAGAAAAAAGCTACAAACCTAGAATTTCGCTTCAAAATCAATCTAGGAATTGTAGCATTCGAGATTACCATTAAAAAGTAATCAAGAACAAGTGGGGAACAAAATCACCTACTTGTTGTATCTAAAATTAATTATAATTAGTAAGAGGAATAAAAGCAATGAAAATTTATAGATATCATTTTCACAAAGGCAACACAACTATTAATGCTAAAGTTGATTTAAGACCTAAAACACTTTTATTAACAGGATTAATTGCATTAATAGCAATAGGAGCAGTAAGATGGCTGATAACAAAGTAAGTGAAGCACAAAGAAAAGCAAACAAAAAGTGGGACGAAAAAAACAAAGAAAGAAAATCATATATAAATAAGCGCTCAACTGCTAAAAGTTTTATTCTAAATTTAGCCACTCAAGAAGACTTGGAAACCATTAAGAAATATGTGGCACAACGCGAAAATGAATTGAACAAATAAAATAAGCCACTATGGACTGCGGTTTGGGATGGTTTATTTTTTCTTTGTAACTAATTTTATAATTAATTTAAGATTGATTGTAAGAAAAAAATAGTTTACAAATGAGTTTGCAATGTGTAGAGTTAGATGTAGAAATTAGTATTTTTCTAAGTTCTAAGGGAGGTATATTAGTATGTTTACTGAATTGAACATTATAATTAAAAAAGCTAGTAAGCTTTTAAGTGTATCTTATATATAGAACAGGACATAATTACAGCCATAATAAAACACCTTTAAAGGCTCCTATAGGAGGTTTTATTGAACAAGACTGGATTAACGTAGGAAATGATTTAAGACGTGGAATTTTAGATTATGGGACATCAAAATTTAAATAATGAGTCAGGAACAGAATATTAACATTAAAGCTGATCAAACTTTGAATCAGAATGAGGAAGGGCAAGAGCTTGACAAAGAAATTATTAAGCAAGTTGAAAATTCTGATATTCCAAAGGATGAGCAGGAACATATCATTGCGGCAATGTCGATGTATTCAGGTCCAATTCCTCACCCGAAGTTGTTAGCTGGATATGAGGCACTTTATAAAGGAGCCGCAAAAAAGATTATTGATAATGGTATTGCATAGTCTGAGCAACGAAGAAAATTAGAAGAAGAACGTCAAAGAAGACGTGGAAGGTTAGCTTGGGTTAGTTTGATTATAACAGGTTGCTTTGTTCTCTTTTTTACTATAGGTGCAGTTTATTTAATTATGAATGAACATCCTTATTTTGGTGGAGCATCAGGACTAATATCGTTTTTTACATTTATGGGTTCTATATCTAATAATATTGATACGTTATCGGGAAATGACGATTTAACTAACAATAAGGATCACGATAATATTGACTAAAATTAAATGCCATTCAGAATAGATTCTGAGTGGCTTTTTTGTGTGCTATAAAACTTGCTAATTCAAGCTTTTAAATAGAAAACATTTCAGAATATGTTGGGCAACGTAGGATTGAATTAAAAGCATAGTGTGATGCTCGCCAAAATGTTCGCCGACTTTGTAATTAGTTGTTATTAATTATGATTAATCAATTTATAAATATTGATATTTCAGTGATTGTGAGATGGTTAAATTATTTATTTTTAATAAATTAGACTGTACTCTCCTTAAATATGTTTAAAATGCTTGTAATATCAACGATTACAAGCTTTTTTAATACTTTCGCACGGCAAAAAAGACGGAATTAATTATCCGTTAATTCATCCTTATTGTAGATGCACAACTATGCCATACATTGAAGGCGTGCCTGATAGTTCCGAAAGATGGGCACGTAACCCTGAAACTGGTAAGGGTAAATATGTTGAAAACATGACCTTTGATGAGTGGAAGAAACAATATGGCCAACAGATTAGTTATGGTCACAAGTCTGACAGCAGCAGAAAAGCAAGGCTTAACCAACTATCTTTTATCATGGTCGTATAAGGTTAATGATAAATTACGCAGAGGCTTAGAACTGAGCGATTATGACAAGACAAATATTGCAAATCTTGACTCAGCTTTAAGCAAGTTACCTAAATGTCAGTCTGATAAACCTTTGCAATGCTCACTTAGTTTTTGGAATAAAGATGACTTGGTTGATTTCTTGAAAAAATGGAAACCAGGAGAAGTAGCCGTAGAACCTAGTTATACTTCTACTAGTAAAGGAATTTATAATAACAATGATAACGTTCAGATTATTATTAATAATAGTCAAAATGGTGTTGTTTTATCAGATTATGGATTGGCCGAAGAAAAAGAGGTACTATTTGGACGTAACACAAAATTCAAAATTCTAAAGGGCTATACTAAAGGTGAACAGATAATATTGGAGGTTGAAGAAATTGACTAGGAAAGAGCCTTATTCAGACTTGCGCTGGTACTTACCTACCGGTGGCAAGGTAATTGGAAGAGATCATCCAGAAACCGAGGAAGAAAGAAGGCAGACAGAGGAACTGATTAAGTTTGCTAAGAACCTTCCTGATTCAGCCTTTAATAATAAGCACCATAAAAAATTAAGAGAACAAATTAAGGCAGCAAACAAAAAATATGGTTTGCCAGAAGATGAGAATCTATAACCAAAAATTAAAGTAGCACAACAGCTGCTTTTTATTTTGCCCTGAGCATGGCGTAAAAAAGGCTTATTTTTTATGCCTTGAATGTGGTCGCCCCACGTAAAAGATTGCGAGAGAGGAAATAAGATGAGACGTGAAGAATTAAAAAAATTAGCTTTAACCGATGGACAGATTGACAAGGTCATGGGTCTGCATGGTGCTGATGTCGAAGCAATGAAAACCAAGACAGATGAGATATAAGTATTATAGGGTAGAAACTGGTAGGAATAGTTTACAACATAAACTGCTCTGAAAAACTTTATTTTTGCTATCGAGCTTATCCAAGTGATATAGCCGCTTTAAGCTAAGTATCTAAAAATGGTACTGTTGCAATGGGATTAACTATTGGTCATGATGATAGTATGTATTGGTATATCTAGTCTGATAAAAAATTTAAGAAAAACGACAACTTAAATTACAGTATTAGACTAAAGAAGAATCATCATATGAGTTATAATGAAGTTGTAGCTCAAGAAGCTACTTTAGCAGAATTTGCTAATAAATATGGGTTTAAATTTGGAAAGATAGGTGATTAGTCTAATGAAAGAACCAACTAAGGATAGAAAAAAGTGGATAGCTAAGCAGTTGAAACAAACACCAGCTGATAATTTTCCTACTGAAGAAGAAGATAATCTCAACATGCCTGATTGGTTAGATCAACTAACTGTTGAGGAATTAGATTGGTTATCTAACGAAGACGCAAATTTAGGAAAGTTAGAAGAAATTTATAGCTCAAGATAATTGTATATGTAATTCTAAAATGCTTGATTACTTGAAGCAAGGTAAGTATATTTCAATTGAATGAAATTGCTAGTCAATATAATGATTAATATTGGAATTATATTTTGACCAATATTAATAATGATGGCTACATTGTAGGTATTAAATTTATTAACACATTAGGTGGTAAGTCCATTAAATATGACAATGTGCAAATTACTCCGAAAGGAATTGAATACTTATTCAGTAATTCAATGATGGAACGTGTCAAAAATACGTTGAAAGATATTAAAGGAATTATTCCTGGATTTTGAAATAAGGAAGATAAGTATGGATCCACATAAAATGTCATTAGTTGAGATTTTAGAGCTAGAAAAGTAACTTTTACATTGAAAGACGGTACAAAGCGAACAATTTTTGTTAATGAAATTGAAGATGAATCTGATAATCAACCAGAGTTACTGTTTATGGCAGATGATCCTAAAGATGATATCTGGATTTCGGATGTAGTTAGTGCGATACCGAGTAGAGGTGTATAAAAACATGCTGAAAAATGATTATGAAACTGTTACATATAAAATATTACAGTATTTTAAAGAATGTCATGATAATATTGTAAGGATTGATCCAGAACAGTTACAAAAGATAATGAATAATGTGGGTTCAGAAAAATTCATCAATGTTTTAAAAGACTTGATAGAAAAGGGCTATGTTGATGAAAGAGCTTTTAATATAGATTTTCAAAATCACATGACAGTAAATATTTTAGAAACTAGTCCTATAACAGATGATGGGTTACTTTATTTATTAGAAAACTCTGACATGACAAGATTGTATAAGCTATTAAAAGAAGTCAGAGATTGGCTACCCTTATAATTTAGTAAAAGAATTAAGTAGCTGATTAGCTGCTTTTTATTTTGCCCCAAGCATGGCGTAAAAAGGCTTATTTTTTTACTGTATAGTATGCTAATTCAAACTTTTAAATAGAAATTTTTTCGATTATATTTAAAAAATGTTGTTGATAATATGTAAGGAGGTGAGAGATATGAAAAAACGGAAAAAGAAAAAAGCTACAGTAGAGATAACCATCAGAATCAACCTCTATTTTGTAGCTTTTGAATATCATATCTCATACGAGAAACAAGACAGGCAAGGAAGGCATTGCCTTCTTTGCCATATCTAAGTTAATTATAAATGCTAGGGAGGGAATTTACAATGAAAAACTATTATTACCATCGGGAAAGGCCCCTAAAAAATAAAAACGGTATTGTTAAAACTAATTTTCAATTTTACCCAAAACGGTTGCTATTACTAATATCAATTATGGCAATTATTGGCGGAATAATTTTATGGGCAAAATAAGTGAAGCAAAGAAACGTGCTAATAAAAAATGGAACGATAAAAATAAAGTAAGGCTTCTTCACTTAAATATTTTTAAAAAAGCTTGTAATATCAATAATTACAAGCTTTTTTATTACTTTCGCACGGCAAACGCACGGCAAAAAAGACGGCGTTAATTCATCCTTATTGTAGATGCACGACGATGCCATACATGGAAGGGTTGCTTGATAGTTCCGAAAGATGGGCACGTAACCCTGAAACTGGTAAGGGTGAATATGTTGAAAACATGACTTTTGATGAGTGGAAGAAACAAATTGAAATTAGACATGTTAATGAAAAGGAACAAAATCGTATTAATAAATATGAAAAAGTTGTTCCATCTATAAAAGAAATGCATAACATGTCAACTAAAGGTAAACCACTATCAGTTATTGGTAGATTATACAAGGGTAAGTTGGTTAAATATAGATATTACGATGAAACAGGTTTTGTTGACAAAGATTTAGACTTAACTGACCATGGCAATAAAAAAATGCATATGATCGTACCTCATGTGCACTTTTGGGTAAAGCAATTTGATAAAAGCCGTGGTAAAATAAGATTATATAGAAGAAGTGGTAGACCATTAACTGAAAACGAAATTGAGGACTTAAGGAGGTGGCACAATAATGAGCAAGATTAAGAGTTTAGCTCAATTTAGAGAATTAATTGAAATAGGATACGAAATAGAGTTCACTTTAAATAAGCGGCGTTGGTTATTGGAGCCTGACCTAAATGCACCTGACTTTTCAGAGAAACGTGAGCTAGGTAGTGGCGACTATATAAAAAAGTTCAAAAATATTAATGAAGTATTGAACTTTGAAATTGATGGTAAAAAGTTATCAGAACTATATTCTAAGATGGATGATGTTCAATGGTAGTTATTGTATTTTTATAAGTAAGAAGTATTTTGCAGAAAAAGCTAGAAAAAAATATTCTGAAAATAATAATCAAAACTAATAAAGTAGCTTAACAGTTGCTTTTTATTTTGCCCCGAGCAAGGCGTAAAAAGCCTTATTTTTTATACCTTGAAAGTGGTCGCCCCACGTAAAATATTGCGAGAGAGGAAATAAGATGAGACGTGAAGAATTAAAAAATTAGCTTTAATCGATGAACAAATTGACAAGGTCATGAGCTTGCATGGTGCTGATGTCGAAGCAATGAAAGCTAAGACAGATGAGCTAGGCAAGACTAATCAGTCGCTACAGAGCCAGATTGCAGAGCGTGACAAGGATTTAAAGACGTTCAAAAAGCAAGCTGGAGACAACGAAGGTAGCTCACAGTTAGCTACACCACGCTTTATTATTGCTCACTCAACCGCTACACCCAATGGGGAAGCTTGGGCTATTTCACGCAACATGAAAAATGGTATCAATGTAAGCCAGACGTATGTGCATTTTGTCATTGACGACCACTCAATTTATCAAGTTGGCGAATTAGGTTATGTTGCTTGGGGTGCAGGTAGTCCTGCTAATAGTTTGGCACCAGTCCAGATTGAATTATGCGAGTTCAGCAATCACAGACGAGCCCTAAAAGCCTACAAAAACTATGTAAATTGGCTTAGATGGTCAGCTAAAAAGTATGGCATACCATTAGCTCTAGACACTAACTCATATCGTGGCATTAAGACACACTCATGGCTTGTGCAACATGGTTACAGCAATACCAATCATGTTGACCCATGGCAATACCTGCCAAAAATTGGCATATCAAAAGCCAAGTTTGCTAAGGATTTGACCAAAGGTTTTAGCGGGCTAAATATTGCATTAACTAAATAGTTGATGTATACTTATATATGAATGGAATATGAATTAAATTTTTATCACATGATTTAATTCCTTTTTGAAGTCACTCTAGGTAAAACTAGGGTGGCTTTTTTTTAAAAAAAAGTTGACAGTACACGTTATATAGTGTATTATATATATGTAAGGAGGTGAGAAATAGATGGCAAAGAAGCAAAAAAGACTTCAACAAGAATCAAATGAAAAAATTGCTAAAGCCTTTTGTAAATAACCAAAAGATGTGGAGCTAAGCTCCACTCTTTGCTATCTATTATAACATGACTGATAAAGAAAAAAAGTACTATAGATCAGCAATAATTGCTATCTTGCTTGGAATAATATTATTTGAAATTGGTGAATTATTATGACTTTAAGTGAAGCAAAGAAACGTGCTAATAAAAAGTGGGACGAGAAGAATAAAGACCGAAAAAAATATTTAGTCTACAGGTCACAAGCCAAGAGTTTCATTCGTCGCTTTGCTACCAGCGAGGATTTAGACGAATTAGAAAAAATAATTGCAGAAAAACGGAAAAAAATATAAATTTCTGTTGACAATATTATAGATATAAAGTTAAGAAAACAAAGGAGAACTTAAATATGTAGACGAAGAGAAATACGGCACTTTAGAGTTCGATAAAGAACAAAACTGTTGGATGCTATGACCAGACATTATTGATGAATTAAACTTTATAAAAAAAGACGCCTAGAAATTAATCTAGGCGTCTTTTTTTATAAAGTTAAGACCGAAAACATCGGAGTAAAAGCATTATACATCTTTTTGATTTTTTTTGCAAAAAATCCTTGATAAATTAAAAAAGCCACCCGCTTTTTTAACTTAATTTAACGCGTAAAGCATCAGTTAATAACTTTGAAAAGTTAACTCCTGCTTTTTCACCTTTAATGGCTAAATCTCTTGGGATAGTTGTATTCTTTTTAACAGTCGCTGGTTTAGTGATTTCTCTAGCTTCTTCCATATCGGCCAAAATATATGTGACAATTTTATTAGGATTGTCTTTTTTTACTTTTTCAATTGGACTATTAGTATATGGCTCATTTGAAGCAATCAAAATAGATTCTAAGCCCTCTTTACCACTGGCAATAGCTTCAGAAATACCTTTTCCCTCTCCGATAGCACCTGGCACATCTGGAAACGTTACAGTATATGTACCTTTTTCATTTTCAGAATCATCTAGTACCGCAGGATATGTATAAAATTTTTCTTTGTAGTATTTTGTCCCTTTATACATTTTAATTTTACCTCTCTTTTTATTTTCTATTAACAATATTATACGCATTAGTACGCATATAAGTCAATAAAAAAACAGTTATGACTGTCTTTTAAGTAATTACTTACTATCAAGCATTCTGACGATTGATTTATACGTTCCAATGCTAATACTATCTTTCAAGTGAGTGTAGGGAATAGAAATCATTTTTCCGGATTTATTCTTATAGATATGGTGGTCACCAGTTGTATGATGCTCTTCATATCCTTTTTTCTTAATTAAGTTAATGATTTCTTTGGCGCTATGTTCCGTCATATTTTTCCTCCTTTAACGTGCATAATTATTTTTTATTCGCAAATAAACAATACGCCTATATACGTATTGTAGCACAACAAGGAATTTATGCAATTGGTATACTTTGTGAAATTGTATTTTGGACGAAAAAAAGAACCCTATAAAATTAGGATTATTAAGTGTGAAACATGATAATTTCACAAAGTTTTATCATGGGCAATTATTAGCCTTGACTTAGTAGTGTTTTTTAGCTATTTCTGATAATGCGCATTATGTAAAGTTGGTACTGGTCTAGTTATAGTAATCTGCTTTCTAATGCTTCAGTTAAAATTTTAGAAAAATTGATTTTTTCTTTTTTTCCTAAATCCACCAAATATTCTGGTAAGGATACTGTTTTTCTGACTGTCTTTGACGCCCGTTTTCTATAATCTTTAATATTGACAGGTACAAGTGTTGTGATTGCTTTTTTAGCCTCGGCAGGAATGTCAACTTCATTAAGCGGTGTTGCTTTCGGATAGTTGGTGGTATCAGCCAACATACAGCCAATTAAATCGCCTGCCATATAGATAGCATTATCTAAGCTGGTTCCTTGTGTCGCTAGACCTTTTTCCCCTAAATCTGGAACAAAAACATTATAGCCTTTTTCAGCAGCCCAAATAACTACTGGATATGTTAATAGATCTTTTTCTTGCATAATTTTTTACACCTCTATTTTTTAAAGGATAACATATATAGCAAAGAAGGCTTATTTTAAGCCTGCTTCCTTCAGAATTGCGTCTTGCGTGATTCTTTGCCGCCATGAATGGGAACTGGAACTGAGATATTTTTATTTTTGTTATACATTATTAAATGTGAGGTTCCATTCTTGCGTTTTTTCACAAAACCGTTTTTCATCAACAATTTTACCATTTGTTATGGTTTCATTGTCATATCTGTTATTCCTCCCTTCTCAACTTTATATAACTTTTATACGTAATTTACGTATAAAAGTCAATAGTATTAAAAATAAAGTTTTGATTTTTCGATGTGTTATAATGGTCAGAGCTCTTACTATCTTTAATTGGTCGAGTTATTTTTACATTGAAAAATAAAAGCCATTCAGGAAGTAACGTGGGTGGCGTCTTTTTATGCGTAAAATTATGTTTAATTTTAATTTGTTAAAAAGTCTAGTTTTGGTAAATTATGAAGTAAAATAATCAATGAAAACTTTAAAAAAGCGCTTTTTTACAAAATATTAAATAAGCACTCTGGGGATAATTCCTGGAGTGCTTATTTTTCATGTATAAAAATATAAATTAATTGTCAGATATTATTTACAATGTACGCTATCTAATATGTAAAGAGGTGAGAAATAGGTGGCAAAGAAAAAAATGCTTCAACAAGAAACTCAAGCTAAAATCGCTAAATATACAGCAATAGCAGCTTGGTCAGCCCCAGTAGTTGAGTTACTAAGGCTTATCAGAAGTCTTGTAAAAGCATTTTTGAAATAACTGAGTAGTGAGGATAAGTCCTCACTACTTTGTCATCTAAATAATAACATGAGTGATAAAGAAAAGAAATATTATACATCTGCATTTTTGGCAATTATTATAGCAATAATATTATTTGCAATTGGTGAATTATTATGACTCTAAGTGAAGCAAAGAAACGTGCTAATAAAAAGTGGGACGAAAAAACAAAAAAATAAAATCATATATAAATAAGTGGTCTACAGCTAAAAACTTTATCCTTAATTTAGCTACAAAAGAAGACTTAGAAAATATTTTAGAATAGGTTGAACAACGTAGGACTGAATTAAAAGCATAGAGATGTTTGCCAACTTTGTAATTAACCATTATTAATTATAAATTAATCACTTTAATCTCCTTAAATGCTTTTAAAAAGCCTATAATATCAACGATTACAAACGGTAAAAAATTAAAAATGCACTGTTTTGAATAATAAAGCGACTTTTTAAGTATAGTTTATTTTGGTATTAACAATTGCCCTATAATTTCCTATCTTTAAGTTGCGACTTATGTTAAACTGTAATTGTTCAACTAGAGATTTATTTCTATTTATCGATTTCCTTATTGATAAATTTGAACATAGCTACTAAGAGAATGGTCTCTCTTAGTAGTTTTTTATGTAAGCTAAAAATTATGCAATCAAGTATCTATTTTTCTACTATTAGTAAATTTAGGCGAGGGTAAGTTGGCTAAATAATGCTGCGACTAAGCGAAAACCTAATAGAAAATAGCATTGACGATAAAAGAATTGCGTTGATTATTGGAACTAGACTAAAGTATTTCCCATTTTTGGGAAAAAAGTGAGTTTAATTGCAACTATATGGTAAAAAGCTTATAAATATTTATAGATGATAACAACAGAGAAGAGTTTGGTTGCTGTTGTATATAAATTAGTGTACTATGAAAAGAAAAATAACAATGAACAAAATTTATGAATTTAAAAAATCAAAGGATAATTGGACAATTAAAACAAAAATCGATTTGAGACCAAAAATAATAATTAAAACTGTAATAATAAGTCTAATTATTGCCATGGTAATTGAAAATCATAAATATAATTATAAGAAAACTTTTAAAAATAAAAAGGTGTTCTTAACTTGGGTTTTATGGAGGAATTAA